GCTCCCGCAGAAGACGAAGCCCCCGCAGAAGACGAAGCTCCCGCAGAAGACGAAGCCCCCGCAGAAGACGAAGCTCCCGCAGAAGACGAAGGGGGCGTGCGGGGGGCGGAAGCCCCCGCAGAAGAGGATGAGTATGAAGAGGATGAAGAAGTTCCCACAGAAGAAGAAGATGAGTATGAGGATGAGGGGGGCGTGCAGGAGGCTACCGCAGATGACCCAAGGCATGATTTCTTGTATCCGAATTTAGATGACCCGAACTTCAATATCAAAATCGAGAAACGCAAAGAATTCAATGACACAAAATACGACGGCGAGGCAAAAGACATCGTAGAGCAAGCCGAAAAACTATGCGGTGCGGACTTTGAACTTATGCCCCACCAATCATTCGTGAAAAATTTCCTATCCTTTCAGACACCATACAATAGCTTATTATTGTTCCATGGTCTAGGAACTGGAAAAACATGTTCTGCCATAGGAATAACGGAAGAAATGCGTAACTATATGAAACAGACAGGAATCAAACAGAAGATTATGATAATTGCATCACCGAACGTGCAGGACAATTTCATGTTGCAATTATTCGACGAACGCAAGCTGGTTCTCGAAAATGGTGTCTGGAATTTAAACACATGTGTTGGAAACACAATACTCAAGGAAATCAATCCAACCGACGCAAAGGGTCTCGAGAGTGACCGGGAGAACATAATCAACCAAGTGAAAGCGATTATAAAGCAATATTATATTTTTATGGGATACACTCAGTTTGCAAACTATATCAGCGAAACTCTCGAATTGAAAGGGTCTACTGACCAACGTATTATAAATCAACGCATTAAGAGAACATTCAATAATAGCCTAATTGTAATCGATGAGGTGCATAACATTCGAATGACTGACGAGAACCTGAGTAAGCGTAGGTCGGCTGATTTACTAATGCAAATTGCAAAATATACGGACAATATGCGACTAGTATTGCTATCGGCAACGCCCATGTATAATTCCTACGAGGAAATCATCTGGCTGACGAATCTGATGAATGTAAACGATGGGCGCAAGAAAATCAAAATATCCGATATTTTCGAAGGTCCGGGGAAATTCAAAGGAGAAGATGGTCGCAAACTACTACAGAAGAAATTAAATGGATATGTTTCTTATGTAAGGGGGGAGAACCCATACACATTCCCTTATCGAATATACCCTGAAAAGGACCCGAATTTCGTATATCCTACAGAACAAATGAATGGTAAACCGATTGACATCGATGGCGCTCTGAAATATGTCCGTGTATACATGAATGGAATCGGAGAATACCAACAGAAGGGCTATAATATGATTATAGATAGTATACGTAATGGGAGCGAAGACGAAGACAAAGCATTCGAAGACAAGGATACATTCGGATATGCGATTTTGCAAAAACCGCTCGAGGCACTCAATATTGTATATCCGTCCAATGATTTCGACCCCAGCGTCGAGTATTCGGCGGAGGATTCCGCTGAACTAATTGCTAGTATGATAGGAAAAAGTGGATTGTCTAATATAATGTATTCTAAGGAATTGAATACAGATAAGCAATATAATTTCAGATATAAACCAGAAATCGAACAAGAATACGGGAGAATATTCAACCCGGAGAACCTTCCCAAATACAGCGCGAAAATGGCGAAAATATGCGAGATTGTCAAGAAATCGGAAGGTATCATATTAATATATACTCAATACATCGATGGAGGCGCAGTTCCTATGGCGCTGGCTCTCGAAGAGATTGGGTTCTCCCGTTATGGTTCAGATAAGGGGACAAAATCACTATTCAAGACACCGCCAGTTCCGCCTACTGCAAGATACGTAATGCTAACTGGTGACGCTACTCTATCACCCAACAACGACGAGGATATCAAATATTTGAACCAAAAAGAGAACATGGATGGAAAATTAGTGAAAGTAGTGATTATTTCCAGGGCTGCCGGCGAGGGTATTGATTTCAAAAATATACGCCAGGTCCATATAATGGAACCATGGTATAATATGAATCGTATTGAGCAGATTATCGGGCGTGGAGTCCGTAATCTGAGTCACTGTAATTTACCATTCAAAAAACGCAATGTAGAAATATTCCTCCACGCAACGTCAATCGGAACAGTCGAATCTGCGGATTTATATGTATATCGCTTAGCGGAACAGAAGGCCATTGAAATTGGTGAAGTTACTCGCGCACTCAAAGAAATCGCAGTGGATTGCTATTTAAATATTGGTCAGACGAACTTCACTACAGAACAGCTGTATCAGATTGTAAAAAACAAAACAATCAAGCTATCATTATCTAGTAATCCAGGAGAGGCCAACGAGATTCCATATGAGATTGGCGATAAGCCGGAAACAAATGCAAACATGTGTGATTATAAGGATAATTGTGTATTTCAATGTTTCCGTTCTCCCAACGCGGATGAAATTGCACCGGACATATCCAAAGACACATATAGTATTGAATTTGCAGAGTCCAATAATAATCGAATTATAAAACGTATCAAGGAATTATTCAAACGGCGTAGTTATTATAACGGAGATGAATTAAAACAATATATAAACTCCATACGAATATCTGACGATACTCAGAACGGTGCAAGCAAATATTCAGATGAACAAATATACTCGGCATTGACACAGTTAATTGATAATTCAAATGAGCTTATTACGGATGAATATGGTAGATTGGGGCATCTCATAAATAACGGAGACGAGTATCTATTTCAACCTGTTGAAATAACGGATAAGAACGTATCGATTTATGAAAGAAGTATGCCGGTAGACGTAAAGTTCAAAAACGCGACGTTTGAGATTCGAAAAACGGCGAATGCGTCAACCAGCAACTACGAACAAATCGTAAAAAATCTGACAAATAATTTTAACGATGCGTTCCCGACAAATCATAGCAAATTAATGGATATGGGATATACGAGAACAGACAGCAACAAGGTTCTCCGACAGACTGCAGGAGACTTCAGCGCGGCACTCGAGTATCTAAAGGAAAATGTAGTGGAACATAGTCCGCCGCGCGATAAGTCTAAAAGCAAATGGTGGTATAATACATTAAATGAAATTAAAACACATCTTAAAGTCGAATATGGTATGACGGAGAATTCTCTGCGTGCTCACGTGGTATCGCACATGATGGACAATTTGGTATTCACAGACAAAATAACATTGTTGAACCGCATGTTTGATGGAAACTGGGAGGCACCAAAGCGAACCCTTGAAGAGGAGAAACAAGAACTCGACACGATGGAAGCATTGATTGTAGAACATTTCGAAGATAAAATGATGACTGCAAAAAATGGCGATGTAGGAATTATTCTAACAAAGGATAACAAAACTACTCGCGCATTTGTATTAAGGGACGGTGTTTGGACGGAATCCAATAACGAAATCGAATATAAACCTTTATTACAGTCAAGCGATTACAATGATATTTATGTGACGCCACCAGAATTAATCGCAGACACTATAGGATTCACCGAATGGTTTAAAAACGACAGGGAAGAGACATTCATAATGAAAGTAAAGAAAACAACAAACTCGAGAACACGTGGAGCAAGATTAACAGATATTTCGTTGAAAAAATTAATTTTGCATATAAACGACGTATTAGGAGAAACAAAATACAATATAATCAACATTAGAGATTATTTAATAAGTTCTAAAGAGAAACTCGAAGTTTTACTCGAAATAATATTGAGGGAATATAATGATACAAACAAGAATGACAAACACTGGTATTTGAACAATGAACAAGGCATTATCAATAAAATCGTAACATTATCGAAGAAAAATTGATTCGAATTATTATATACAGATTATATAATAATACAGTACAATGGCTCAAAATTCGGAAAAGATTTTCGGTGTCTATATAAAGTCGGTTCTCACCAAGAAGACGGTCTTATCGATTAATGAAGTCGGCGGAAACGTCAAGAAAATTCTAGAAGAGAAAATCACCGACGCAGTTGAGGGAAGATGTATTGCCGAGGGTTTCATTCGACCTGGTTCCATTCGTATTATTAGTTACTCCTCCGGAGAAGTTACAAACTCGAGTGTAGAATTTCAGACCATATTCGAGTGTATGATTTGCCATCCGGTAGAAGGTATGAAAATCGAATGCACCAGTAAGACGATAACCAAGGCTGGTATTCACGCTCAAGTCGTCGACATGAATGATGTGATTCCTGTTACAGTGTTTATTGCACGCGACCATCATAATACAGACAAATATTTCAATTCAATCAAGGAAAATATGGATATTGTCATCAAGGTTATCGGTGTGCGATACGAATTGAATGACCCTTACATTTGTGTAATTGGTCAGCTTGTGGAGAAAAGGCTGGAGCAGGTAAAGAAACCACGCATCAAGATGACTGGAGGCGAGGATTTGGTTTTAAACTAAGTTTAACTAAATTAAACTAATTCTAAATACATATAAAATTATCATAATAAGTATGGCTATATCATGAACGTCAATATAAGCGAGCTTGAATCTGTAAAAAATAAAATCGAATCTCTCGCTAAGATTCACCAGGTAGAAATTCTTCGAATCTTGAAGAAATCGCCGGTTGTAAAAATCAACGAGAACAAAAGCGGCGTATTTGTAAATCTATCTTTTTTACCGAATGATACGATTCAAGATATTCTCAATTACGTGAAGTATATCCAAGAGCAGGAACAGACGTTACAGACGGTGGAATATCAAAAGAAATCCTTCAAGGATGAGTTTTTCAAACAAGATATGAATGAACCAGTATAAACACACCATCAAATAATACTAATATACAAAATGTTTAGTATTATTGCAGCTGTATCGAATACAAATGGACTCGGAAAGAATGGTGATATTCCATGGAAAGAACCGGATGATATGCTGTTTTTTCGTGGTATGACTAGTAATACATTTGACAAGACCAGACAAAATGCCGTAATCATGGGCAGACTAACATATGAGAGTTTCAAAGGACGCCGTTTACCAAACCGAAAGATGATTGTTATATCGTCACAGGAGAACAACGACCCAGATTGGTTTAATAGCTTAGATGATGCACTTGACTCACTATGCAACGACTCTATAGAGCAAATATTTGTAATTGGTGGAGGTCAACTGTATTCAGAGGCAATTCGCAATAATCGGTGCATGAAAATATACCTGAATCATATTAATACAGACGCGGAATGCGATGTGTTTTTTCCCATTATAGATGGCGATGTATACGAGTTATGTAGCGAAACACAACTTACTAAGAACATACTGGCTCGACAATATCGTAATAAACATTTGTAACTGGGTTAAAGACTACATTGTATATTATAATAGATTCATGTCCATATATCACCAAATATTCGTCAACACTTCGTATGACACGCCTGAGCAAATCGATTCGCTAAAAAAATACATGTATACTACAAACGTAGAGGAACCCAAAACAGATATAATTCAAGATATAAATCCAGTTCCAGTTCCAGTTCCAGTTGTCAAGCCCACTATCATCTATCCTGATAAGAAAGACACACTATTCTGGTGTTTGTTCATTGCAAACAATGGTCTCGCGGATTACGAGTCGATTCGACACGGATATAGCAACATTGAAATCGCCGAAAAGCAAAAGATAATGACCTCTATCAAAAGCCAACCGACCAAGTTGAAGAGCACAAACGTGAAACTGACCAATATTGCAATCCAAGAAATCATGTCAGATATTGTAACAAATGCAATGCTAACGGTTTCGACGATGGTAGCAATGTCGGTGTTTTATAATAAACGCATCATTTTAATTAAGGGCAAAGATTTCTATATCAATGTATGCCCGCTCGATGAATACAAGGAAACTATCATTCTCGTTAAAAAGGATAAGAATGACTACGGAATCGATATGGATGTAACGGACGAGAAAATAAAGCAAATTGAGACGGACCGCATTTGCCTAAGCAAACACGACCGCCCACTAGAGGCGATTACAAATTACACAGTCGAACAACTGAAAAACTTGGCAGTTCGCCTTGGCGTAGATTCGACCGTCAAACGTAACAAGAGCGAATTGTATCAAGAATTGACCATACGTAGTCTATGGTAATAAAATTGATTGTTTAAACAACATTAAAATAAAATATGAAAATACTATATAATGTATAAAGCCAACGACAGTTCGAAGGTCGTTGATAAACCAAACGAGCAATTAGATTTCATCATCGAGAACTATTTAGCGAGTAATCCGTTTAGCGGCAGAACAGACGGTAAGACAAACGAAGTAGAAATTCGATTCGGTTCAGATTCCAAGAAGGGTAAGATTTCTCAGATTGACTATGAGAACGTCGTGAAGAAACTACAACAGTGTGGGTTCAAAACGAATAACCCCGATGGGATTCACACACTCCGTGTGTTTCATGAATACACCGACAAGACTAGTGGAAATTCGATTATGTCGAACATTCGCGCCGAGATTATCGGGATTGATTTGATTCAGGAATATTGCAGGACCAATAGTATTCAATCTATACTGGATATGCCGTCGTCGAACAATGACAAAGTAATATTTACACAGAAAACGCGTCCGAAGACCGCCGATGGAGTTAACATTGACGCAGCCGACTTCAAGGACTTCAATATTCGTGTAGCGTATCAACTCGAGCAGATTTTCACGGCGCGTTCTCCTATTATTCGCGGTATCATTCAAAAATGGACGGACGCAAAGAAGACTTTCCGCTACATGAATCGCGTAAGGTTTTATCATGAATCTCTTCCATTCTACGCCGACTTGAGTGTCATCCGCAAATCCAAGACGACGAACAAGGGTGTTCCGATGAAGTTTTATACGATTCAGGATGCCGGCGTCCTTACGAATGCGGAAACCTATGAAATCGAGATGGAGGTCGACAATGCAATGGTTGGTATTGGAACAGAATATAATAATAAAAAGACCATGACAGAAGCGATTAAGAAGGCGATACGCATTATTCTAGGTGGAATGCAAGGGACGAATTATCCTATATCATACACCGTTAAAAATGAAATCCAGACTGGATATATGAAGTTAATACACGGAGAAAAATACCAACCGGGTTGGGTGCTGCCTCACAACTTCGTCGGTCCTTCGTCACAAACTCTACAAATGCGTAATATAATGAAACAGGACCCAAATTCGACCATCCCGAACATTCGCAAGAACTACACCGTAACTGACAAGGCAGATGGAGACCGCAAACTGATGTATATTAATGCGAAGGGTCTGATTTATTTGATTGATACCAACATGAACGTCGTATTCACTGGAGCCAAAACGGAAAATGAAGACCTATTTGAGAGTTTGTTAGACGGCGAGCACATCAAGAACAGCAAAACGGGTGTCGCGCTGAATCTATACGCGGCGTTCGATATTTACTTCATCAATAAGAAGAGCACGCGCGAATTTGCATTCTATAATAACGACTCTACAAACCCAGAATCGCTCAAACAAAAATATCGACTCAGCCTATTGAAGCAGTTTATAGAGCAATTAAAGTTTCCGAACGCATGCGAGTTCGCGGTGAAGTGCAAAACCTTCTATAGTGATTCGCCGGACAGGACTATATTCCAATGCTGCTCGAAGATTTTGTCTGACATAGAAGATGGTATGTATGAATACAACTCGGACGGATTAATCTTCACCCCATCGAATACTGCCGTTGCGAGTGACACAGTTGGTGCTGCCGGAAAACTAAACAAACCTATGTGGGAGCAATCGTTCAAGTGGAAGCCAGCAGAATACAACACTATCGATTTCCTCGTCTCGCTGAAAAAGGACAAGAGCGGTAAGGATGAGATTCATAATATATTCCAGGATGGGAAGAATGTCCAGAGTGGTAAAAACGTGGTCCAATACAAAACCCTCATATTGCGCTGTGGTTATGATGAACTCGACCGAAGACACGGATTCATCAATCCATACGAGGATATCATCCAAAACAAAGTGATTGAATACGATACTACGAGTAATAGAGAACGATATAAACCGGTTCCATTCCAACCGACGAATCCGTATGACCCGAGTGCGTGTTATGCAAATATGCTTTTAGTTGAGGATGGAAGTAGCGAACTTTCCATGTTTACTATAGAGGGCGAATATTTCGAAGAGGATATGATTGTCGAATTTAGCTACGACATGACGAAACCCGCTGGTTGGCGTTGGGTTCCACTCCGTGTTCGCTATGATAAGACAGCCGAACTCAAGAGTGGTCTGAAAAACTATGGAAATGCATACCATGTTGCCAACAGTAATTGGCAGTCGATTCATCAACCGATTACGAAAGATATGATTAGTAAGGACGAGAACATACCCGAATATATCGAAGAGTGTGGAGAAGAGGAGAATGGCGAGGCGAACGAGGGTGTATATTATAATAGGGGTGGCGTCGAATCGAAATTGACGAGGTCGTTGCGCGATTTCCATAACTTATACGTGAAGAACAAGCTAATCGGTAGCGTGTCTACTAGGAACGATACGCTCATCGATTATGCGGTTGGAAAGGCCGGCGACTTATCGAAGTGGACGAATGCGAACTTGTCGTTTGTCCTAGGAATCGATATATCACACGACAATATCCATAATCGTCTCGATGGTGCTTGTGCGAGATACTTGAGAGAGAGAGCTACAAGAAAGAATACACCCGCAGCTCTGTTCGTGAATGGTGATAGTGGACTGAATATTCGTAGCGGTGACGCATTCAAAACACAGAAGGAAAAGGAGGTCATCCATGCGGTGTTCGGACATGGTCCGAAAGATGCGAAATTCCTAGGTCAGGGAGTGTATAACCAATATGGTGTAGGTGCAAAAGGCTTCAATGTAAGTTCGTGCCAGTTCGCTCTGCACTATTTCCTAGAAAACAAAGCCAGCATGCATCGCTTCCTGAAAAATCTGACAGAATGCACTATGGTAAACGGCTATTTCGTTGGCACGTGTTTCGATGGCAAAACAATCTTTAATTTGTTAAGAAACAAGAGCGAGGGCGAGTCATTCACAATTATGAACGGAGAGCGCAAGGTATTCGAATTGACCAAGATGTATCCGCAGACTGGATTTAGTAGTGACGAAACATGTTTGGGTTATCCAATTAATGTGTATCAGGAGACTATCGGCAAAACCTTCCGTGAATATTTGGTGAATTTTGATTATTTCATACAAATGATGGAGAATTATGGTTTTGCACTACTCACGAGAAATGATGCCCCTAGAGGACTACCCAATGGAACGGGCTTATTCAGTGAACTATTTACGGCTATGGAGAAGGAGACTAGGATGGACCCACAACGTATGGCCGATTACAAGAACTCGCACCTGATGACAGTAGACGAAAAGCAAATTTCATTCATGAATCGGTATTTCGTTTTCCGTAAGACACACAATGTGAACGCGGATAAGATATACAAGATTGCACAACCAGAACCGGAACCCGAAAAAGATAAAGATGAGGAAAAGGAAAAGGACAAAGAGAAAGAGAAGAAAGAACCCCCCAAAGTTCGTAAAATTCAAGGTAAGAAAGTTACCATAGTTGGCACATTCAACCCGAACAAAGATTCATAAAATGATATAAACCTTTATTCAAAATATATATATATCTTATGCTATATATATTGTTACCCCGTGTAAATAACACTATACTAGAAAATCTAAAATGCATATCAAGTGATAAAGAAAAGGAAAACGAGCCAATCATATCGAATTCGCTTTCTTTTTACTTGTATGACATCAAAAATAAAATAAATAGTTATGGCGACGACTGGGATGAATATCGCAAATACACAAATCCATATGAATGGATTAATAGTGTAATACCAGGAAAATCGAAATGTGTGTCAAAATACAAACCACTGTCCCGGTCATATTTCAAAATGATTGAAATAATGACATCATTCGAGTTATATGTCTCCAATAACGGTAGCGCATTTGAGAGCAAGATGTCTAAAATGATTGGTTCAATTCCAATTTCGAGCTTCCATTTGGCGGAAGGACCGGGAGGATTCATCGAAGCGCTATTGAATGTCCGTAAGAATCCTAAAGACAAATACATTGGAATGACCATATTGGACGATAAACATGACACCAACATTCCAGCTTGGAAAAAGAGCGAATATTTTTTACGAAACAATCCAAATGTAACTATTGAAAATGGTGCAACCGGAACTGGCGATATCCTTTGTATGGAAAACTTTAAGTATTGTGTTGGCAAATATGGTTCGTCGATGGATTTAATCACCGCGGATGGCGGTTTCGACTTTTCAAACGATTTCAATAATCAGGAGTCCAATATAACGAAGCTACTTTTCGGACAGATTTGCTATGCAGTATGCCTACAGAAACAAAAGGGCCACTTCATACTGAAGATTTTCGATTGTTTTATGAAACATACAGTCGATTTATTGTATATATTGTCAGCGTTTTATGAGGAAGTTTATATAACAAAGCCAAACACCAGTCGATATGCAAATTCGGAGAAATATATAGTTTGTAAGAATTTCATTTTTACTAATAATCAGGGGTTTCTCGAAAAATTTACCAAATGTTTCGAGTCATTACTGGTATGTAACGACAATATCAATGGATTTTTGTCATGCCCAATTTCGAATAATTTCATAAATAAAATCGAGGAATATAATGCCATATTTGGACAGCAACAATTGGATAATATTTACCAGACAATCATGCTTATTGATAACACACATAAGAATGATAAGATAGAAAATTATACGAGAACAAATATTCAGAAATGCGTAAATTGGTGTATAAATCATAACGTCCCACATAATACATTTCTACGGACACACGATTCGGGGTGGGACTAACTATATAGCATTCACGAATTTTCGGACAATACACTGTTTCATTTCTGACGAATATTGCGAAAATGTTGGTGTTTTCTTAATCGGATAACCTGTGCGCTCTTTAATCGTATAACCATATGATTTAGAACCATATGCAAGAGCGTTCGCCGTCTGTGCGCCGAATGCAGTCCTGAAACTCGACCCAACCGTCGTAATTGTGTCATATTTCTTACGAAGGAGACGATCGCTAGATGAAACTGCGCCCTGCACACCAAATTGTGGATTGTTCGGTTTGTAATAAATAGGAACGTTCTTCGGTCTCAACCCAGGCAAAAATGAACCAGATGCGCTTACATTTACGGTGCTTACCCGATTCGCTGGAGGGGGATATGAATTTGCGCTCACTGCAAAGCCCAATAGATTAGATACTGTTGAATTTTCTATTAATATTGCAGGTATTTTACCATAATAGTTTTGCCATAAAGGAGGTGGCGACGTAACAGGATTTGCATATGTAGTTAACGGAAAGTTTGCAGCCGTATTTGCGATTGAACGAATTATGACTCTGTCAGTCAGATTATCATACCCAATGCTCAATAAAAACACTTTACTTTGTTGTAATTCGTAATAATGGAAATTATTGCTCATTGTATTTTGTAATAACTGATTGAAACTTGCAATATCGTAATTTCCAGCTGGAACAGTGACGTTGTATGAAATGTCATCTACCCAATAGTATTTGAAACTTGTGCTACTCGCCAAAACAAATGGGCTGCATTTATTTATACCATTCGATTGGTATGTGTTGGTTAGAGCGGCATTAGTTCCAGGTTTAACAGTGCTGTCTCCATATCTAACATGGAAATATAAATTTTGGTCATATGAAATGTTACGACTGTTCAAGTATTGTTTTGTCGACGTATAGTAATTATCATTTGCAGACTGTTTCTTAATCATTCCGCTACTGCGAACACGGCGCCGAGCATTATCGGCTGGAGATAATACTGCGCCACAATAACTCGTAGTCGATGGGTGTTCGCAAACATTTTTCTCATATATCAAATCGCCTGTATTGACTAAACCAGTCGATGTTGTAATGTTCGTGTTTAATATTCCACCAGGTCTGTCATATGCATCTATCTTTATAGATGACCTCGGATTAGTGCAAGTTAAGTCAACGCTGGCAATCTCCCTTCTGTATGCTTTCAATGGATTCGGTAAAAACAGATTGTTTACACTTGTGCTATTTGTTATTTTATTGAATCGGACACCGGCACTCAATTGCTGGAACGTCGCGCCTTTCCATGGAATTATTGGGTTTTCTGTTGTCATTATATATAATAATAGTGTATATATTATAAATGATGAAATTAAAATTTGGATTAAACCTAAATAGTATGTTGTTAGCAATTGTATTTAGTGTTGTTGTCGTAGTTTTTTGGTTAGTTTTCAAGTTATATCGTGTTACCGAAGGACTTACAATGAGCGACGCAAAAATAGCATATGATAATGCAAATGCTATATTAGGACAGCTGACAACAGATTTAGCAACCATCGAAACCGCAAATACGGCTGATAGTGAAAAATATAGAGTTGACTTAAATGCCATTTCCGCACAGATAGCATTGCAAACTACTAAGATAAATTCTCAGAAACTTATCATATATCGCCAGACCGCACTGATTACTATTATGGGAATTTCTCCGAATATTAATGATATAAAAAAACAATATCATATAGAAAAAAGAAAATTAGAACAACTAAAACAAACTCGCAGGAAACTAAAATCTGACCGTATAATTGCTATAGAGAAATACAATACAGATAAAACTGCAAAACAGGGCGAAATAGATATACAAAAACCATTAGTTGACGCTGCGCTTAATGCATACGAATTATACCCACCAATTATAAACTCGGTTACTCCTGGGGATAAAGAAATTGTTTTATCTATATCCCCTTTAATTGGAACAACACCGATGAGTTATAATGTAACATACGGAACGCCTACTGTTACCAAAACGCTTACGCCGCTCACAATCGATGAAAAATATACAATATACGGATTAACAAATGGGACTCAATACACATTTTCGGTTACGGCGAATTTTGCGGATGGAACTACATCGAATGCTGTAACGTCAACATCAGTCACACCAATTTCGCGAGCAAACCCTTTTTCATCTACGCGTCGAGCAAACCCTTTTTCATCTACGCGTCGCGCAAACCCTTATACTTTCAGGTTGTGAAAAATACACTGTTATTGTTTAATAATTGATATAAACGGTATCAATTATTATATTCAATGAATATCGCATATAAACTAGACCAAATCGAATTACAAAATATATATTTTTTAGATAGCAAGAAGAATATCATAATGGATGGACAATTTACTAAAATCACATATTCGGATGCATTCTTAACTACGAATGGTATTGCGGTGTTGATACCATTTGCGTCAACTTCACTCGATAAAACATATAATAAATCCATCTTAAAATTTAATACGGCGGATAGTACAAACATTCGGATTATAAACGAATTGACGAGACTCGAAAAGTTTGTTCTGGATTATTACAAGCACACCACGCATAATACTAAATCTACCACTACTACGTTAACCGACCATATTCGCAGTGGGAATGTAAAAATATACAGAGATATTACCAGCATACCGAGTAACCCAAAGTATGTCTTGAAAATATCAGGTATTTGGGAAGACCAGACACGTATCGGACTGACGTATAAATTCATGGAGTCGATTATGATTACATAATCATCGGCATTCTCGCTTTTCCGCGACCAATATTCGTAAATGGAACATTCCCCTTCGTCAAATCATACTGAGACCTTTTAGATACATCTTCTTCTCTACCAGTGCTAAATCCAGTGACATCTACGAATCCTGTCTCATCGTTTATAGTATATTGTAAATTGGTTATGGAATTTACACCCTCCGGTGTTAGAATTTTATATGTATCATATTCACTTCTGTTTACATGTCGCACAACACCGTCTTGTAAATGTAATATATTCTTATTGAGTATTGGATAAAACTGTGTTCGGTCTATACGAATACTGTTTTTAATTACACGCTGATTCAATGCATTATCTTCATATCCCCAAGCCCACAAATTTGGGAATCCATTCACACGTTCAAAATCACCGGCAGTCATTGACGCTATCCCACCAAGAGCAAATGTAAATCCATAAAAATGTTTCACCACGCCAGGAACTGTTTCATAGTTTAAAAACCCCTTTGTATACGGCATAGTATCGATATCATTAAACACGAGGCTAATATTCATATACGTGTTTGGGTATAGATTTTTCACAACCATAAACCCGATGTTCTTTAAAGCACCACGATTGAATGATCTATTATCCTTCTGATGTATATACAGTATACGATACGAAGTTCCTTCAAGCACATATGCCATTTGACGAGCAAAAAACTCATATTGTTGTTGACGGTCTCTATAAGGCACAATGAATATTGTTTTCGGGGGTTCTTCTTGTTTCTGCTCTTCGATTGTTATGTTCATTAGTATATTATTCGTATACAATAATATACTAAATCAATCAATAAATGCAAAAAACGTTGCAATAAAACAGAAATAATGTAGAAATGCGTGGGATTTTATATGTTCTGGACTGCACCAATGTATTTTAGAATAGTGATTGCTAAACCAAGCTGCTAGACCAATATAAATCAACAATATTGAATAAATTAGAGATGTATAATTTAACCCATTTTTAATGAATATTGTGTAGATTATAAAAGAAAAAATACAAAGTTTTGCAATAGTTGCATCTATTTTATGCAGACTTGTTCCTCGCAGCGGATTTCTCCAGAAATACTGCGAAGTTATTATCGTCGCAACTAACAGTGCCGCGAGTGCCGTTTCTATCAAATTTTTATTCGAATACAAATAAAAATATATAAGTGAAATTACCAACAGTAAGTTTGTGTAAAGCAATATTCGATACATCACGCGTATTTATCTAAAATACAAGTAGGAATTAATTTATCTTTTATAGCATCGAGTTTCTTAAAACATTTGTTAATTGTAACCTCACTAACACCACATATCGTCTTGATGTCCGTTTTACTGATGTTCAGATTACATGTTTGTGCTATCAGGTAGACGATGCCTGCGGCAATCGAGTGGGGTGTATTATCGTTAATGATACTCTGGTCATCCACTTTCTTTGCGATAAACTTGGACAACATCGTAAGCTCAGGATTAATGTTGAGACGACTACAATACCTGTCGATGAACGCAGCGGGTTTTGTCGTTGCCAGATTTGTCTGCAGAGATGGGTCGACATTTCGCTCTATGTTGTGCAGAATGTTGACTGCCATTGAACAGCCGTTGGTTGCGCTCGTTTTGTCTAAATGGAATACTTCGGCGATTTCGTGCGCGGTCCTTGGGCATCCGTTGAGACGACAGCTGATATAGATTGACGCAGACTTGATTCCGTCGCGATTCATTCCTCGAAACATCTGTTGCTCGGAAATATCCTTATGTATGGCCATTGCGTCGTCAATGAATATTTTAGGAATACCGGCATTTTGTGCCATAACCGTGATGAACTGAAACTCGTCGTATAGCGATTTTTCCTTGTGAGGCATCGATTGCCATTCCGTCCACTTACGTATTTTCCGCATCTCGTATGACGAATTGCTCGAACAAATTACCTTGCAACCATAGGATGATTCCACCAACAGGGGGTTTATAGGATTACCACAACGGGTGGTGTCTTTCGCATTGTTTCGGTCGTCGGAACCATAAAATCGCCATTCTGGCGAGTAATCCAGGGTTTTAGTGTTTATAATACCACAGCCAGAATTTGAACATGTCGGGAATCCTTCTTCTGTAATTACCAGATTACCAGTGTTGCACATACCACATACTCCGGCTTCCTTCATTTCATATACAATTTCGGCGTCTTTGTGGTCTATGTCGAACACGGACCATAGCTTCTCTTTTTCGGCGTTGGATAATGTAGTCTTTTTCTTCTGTGTTTTCGAGACGTCGCTCTTTGGCTTCTTAATTACTATATTTGATGTGTCCATTATACTTATAAACAAATAAAATAAAATATACCAAACGCAATCAATTTTATCTAGCGTTATTCTATAATGGATGCATTAACTGGATTCAAAATGCCAGCATTACCTTCCTTTACTGGTGCAGCTCCAGCATCTGGAGGTGTAAGTTCGTCAGATACTAAAGCAATTTGTGACCAATTTAAATCATTGTTTAAGGAAAACGAGACACTTTATGCGGACGCAATAAAAGATGCTGTAACTAAATACTTTGCAAGCGAAGAAATGATGAAAGAGTTAAATGCCTCATTTTCCAAAGCAATATTGCAATATATGGAAAACCAAAGTTTCAAGCAAGTCGCTCAGGTAGAAGTAAGTAAAGTGCTAGGAGAAATATTACGCGAACCAATTGAGAAAGCTCTTAAAAATCACGAACAATACACAAATATATGTAAGTCAATACTCGCAAAAAAAAGAACTGTCATAGGTGGTAGAAGAGCTAAATCTCGTAAAATGACTATTAAACGTCGAAAGTAATCTTCTTCTCAACTTTCTCTAAAAGGTCCTGTCCATATACCGACGGCCTATAGTTCTTAATAGGCGTATATTTCGTATCTTTTTGTTGTGTGGTCTGATTCACCTGTTGCTCGGGTTCCTGTTTCTCTACAACATTACCCTTCTCATCGACTACAACACCCATCTTCTTCTTAATCTCGCTACGAACATACGATGGAACCCAGTTATGCCAAGATATGAATAACGTATTTGGATGCATATATTTTACGTGAAATCCATTGTGTTCTAGTTGAGACACCAGATACCCCATACATTCACCCTTGTCATATATAGGTTCTCCCACTAAATATTCAGGGACATTAAACCACACAAAATTATCATTGCAATTCTTATTCTTTGCAGTGTGTTGGATTCGCTTATGGATTCGATTCAATATTTTATTGAAAATGGATAGTTGTTTCAAATCTCGCTTCTGACGACGCTCGTATAATTCGTCAATATTCAACTTGTTGTTTGTGGCTTCAACATGGTCAAATAAAAATATGGATGACATTTTACTATATAGGTTTTATATAATAAAATACATAAAAAATTAACTGATATACAACATAAATGGAACAACCAGATAATGAGAATGAAAAAAAGGAAAACATAATAGAGCATCTTGTCATATCAGGTGGCGGGCAGACGGGATTTACATTTTATGGGATTCTAAAGGAATCTGCTAAGCAGGGATTCTGGAACATAAACAACATAAAGTCCATCTACGGTGTATCGATTGGTACATTCATTGCGGTGATTTTATGTTTGAAATATGACTGGGATACAATCGACACATATTTAATCAATCGACCTTGGCAGAATGTATTCAAGGTTGATATATATACGATTCTACAAGCATTTGAACAGAGGGGTATTTTTGGGATTGATGCTATGGAAAAAATGTTGGGACCACTCTTTGCTGGTGTGGATATATCCATGTCCATTACATTGAAAGAATTTTACGAACTAAATGGCATCGACCTATATTTTTATACTACCGAACTGAATCAATTCAAACAAGTTAAAATGTCACATAAAACACACCCAGATTGGCGAGTAATTGATGCCGTTTACGCGTCTTGCACACTACCGATTATATTTGCGCCATTAATCAAAGGTGCAGAATGTTTCATCGATGGTGGTGCTCTGTGTAGTTATCCTATGAAATCGTGTTTAGATGATGGTAATGACCCCAACACGATTCTGGGTATAAAAAAATTATATGCGACTAGTAGTTTGGTGAATGAAAAATCGTCGCTATTTGATTATCTAATGGTCGTTCTTAAAAATACTATTTCTGTATTGAATGGTAATGAAACAAATTTAATAAAAAACGAAATATTACTAGATGGAGACCACACTACAATAGATAATCTCTTGTCACTAGCATCGTCAAAGGAAGAGCGGGATGCGAATATAGCACGTGGTATAACCATATTCAATGATTTCATACAGCGACACTAGCATTTTTCCGTGTGCATCGGAACTTCGCATTTCGTGTATAACCGACTTTGCAGTTAGCAACACATCGTCTCGTATTTGGATTGAGTTCCTTGTTCTCTGGACATGCCACTGACTTGCGCGTGCATCGGAATTTTGCATCCCTTGTGATTCCTGGTTTACAGGGTTCTACGCAACGACTTGTTATAGGATTACGTTCTTTGCCTAATTTGCTGCATGGCGTGAGAACTTTATTTACATCAATTGATTGCACTATATCATCATCTTCGTCGACGGGGGGTGCAATCGCGGTTAATATAGCATGTTCATGTATACGTAATCCATATTTCGCTAATAGTCCAGTTTCGTCGAGCATGGACTCGTATGTCTGCAGGAAGAACTCTGCCGTGCAACGAACGCTCACACGAGATGACACCGCCATCATTGCTAATCCATAAAATTTCGAGAACATATCATTTCCGATAAGCGGTTTGAATGAACCAAGAATGTGCATAAATGACATGCCTAATCCATATACGTCAATGGTTTTCAGAGATTTTTCCAAAAACTCATTATAATAACCCGGCGTAAAATCGTTGACAAACATATCATAATAATCACGTTTAATATAAGCGTATGTCGCCAGCGCAGTTTTTTCATTTGTCTTATAGTTGATATAGGACATTAACACTTCTACGTGTTCTTTAATATGCGCCCAAACCCTAGGAAACAGTATGCGTCTCTCTTCTACAGTCCTATTTGCGTATTCGGTATAGTTCTTTTTATTCAAGAACATCATCTCTAGCGGAAACGACCAGTGTTCAACTGCATGACTATTTCTGGATTGAATACTCCTATTTTTTAGACTTTCATATCTGGTCATGTGACCAAAGTCGATGAAATTAATCCTGTCTTCCGTTTCATTATATACAATATTCTGTGGCTTCAAATCGTGATGAATTACGCCGTTTGCTCCGAGAACATTTATACCTAATATAACACGATGCGCTTCTATTAAAAAACGCTCTATATCTTCCTTGGTCTTAGTATTCACTGTATCTACATACCCAGATAAATCCAATCCACCATCTTGCATAATCAGCAATTTCATTTTTTTAAGGTCTTTGCTTTTTATCCACTTGCATTTATCGACTTCTTTAATAGTATCGGTATCGATTACGGGGTCGCATTCGTCTGGTTTGCCTATATAAAAATCCTTGTTCGCATCCACACTATCGATAGTATCATATTCTTTCAATTCTGAAACAGCATGTTGTTTCGTCATTATTTTTGACAACTTTCCTTCATACGACATATCGGGTCGGTCTTTACATTTCAGACTGGGTTTATGAACGCACCCATATGCGCCTTCTCCGAGAACAGTCATACTAATCTATATATTAATATGAATATTATATTTAGTTACGCGTCCGTTAGAACTGTGTTAACGAAGGTAGCTAAAGAATCCTTCGTTATTTTGGAATCGAATTCAACCGTTTCTCCACCATCAATCACTAGCTTAATGGTGGGATACGACTGGATATTGTATTTCTTGATTAGTGCGGCAATCCTATCGGCTGACGGACTACTTTCGCCTTTATAATTTGCTGGGCTATCATCCGTGCAATTCACCTCGACGCATTTCAGTGCGTAGCCATTGATAGGTTTACCGTCGTATGCTGACTTGAACTTATCCCACTCGGGTTTAGCAGTCTTGCAATGCGGGCACCAGTCAACGAAGAACATCATTATTGTGGCATTCTTGTTATTCCGGTCCGCGTTCGCTACGTCGGCGAATTTGGTTACGGCTATCTTGTCCTTCATGTATTTTTGATATCCATAATAACTGGCTATGGAGAACACTACGAAGAGAACAACCACTAAAATGATGAACGAATACCGACTGGTATAATTTAGGATAGCATCGACAATCTTCGACATTTTTATATAATACAGTATTATATAAAATTTTATACAACTAAACTATTCGTATAATATATACATATGGGTAAAACTAGAAAAAACCGTATCTTTTCGGATACAGAATACAACAGCAATGATGGTATGCTTACGAGTGTTTGGGGACCAAGTATGTGGCACTACTTACACACTATGAGTTTCAACTACCCTGTGAATCCTAGTAGCGACGATAAACATCATTATCGTGATTTCGTTTTGAGCTTGCGTTGGACGCTACCATGTGGAAAATGTCGGAAGAATCTAAAAATGAATTTTCAAAAATTACCATTACGTATGAAACATATGGAGTCCCGATTAACATTTTCGAAGTATGTGTATGACCTTCACGAATTAATCAATACAATGCTAAATAAAGATTCGGGGCTGACGTATGACATGGTAAGAGAACGCTATGAACATTTTAGGTCAAGATGTATGAAACCCGTTGAGGTAAAACCCATTGAAGAGAAGGGTTGTGCAGAACCACTTTATGAGGGCGAGAAAGCAAAGTGTGTTCTGAAAATAGTCCCACAAACTGAGAAGTGTGACACATTTCAGATAGACAATAAATGTATCAAGAAAAGTGTATGATGTATATTTTAGCGCTTTTCAATTATATAAAATAACTCGCAATTATATATAATGTCAACAGACACTGACGAGATAAAAATACCCTTCTGGGGAAGTAATCCAAACATAATACTACAATCGGATTATGTAACCGAATTATTTCCAGTGGAATCCATGACATACGAACAAAAATTAAATGCTATCACGCGTGGGATTATACTGATATCTATAGTAAGTTTCGCACTGACGCGCAATTTTAGAATCATCGTGGTTTCTATACTGACTATTCTATCGATATACCTTTTACAGTTGCACCAGGAACGGGAGAACGATAAGAAGAAAAAGGTTGTAGAGGAAAAATTCGTGAATCCTGCTGATGATGTTCTCAAATCTAAGTCCATATTAAGGGATGCAAGTGTGTTCGACACGCCGGATTCATCAAACCCATTTGGTAATACGCTTGTAACAGACTACCAATATAATCCAAATAAAAAACCCGCTCCACCGGCATTTAACGAAAGCGTAAATGAAAAAATACTCGCCCAGGCGAAAACGTTAGTCAAGGAGCTCAACCCTGACCAACCGGACATTTCCGATAAATTGTTCAAGGATTTAGGAGAACAATACGTTTTCGAACAATCGCTTCGCCAGTTTACATCGAATCCGTCCACCACTGTTATGAACGACCAGACTGGATTTGCCGACTTCTGTTATGGTTCGATGACATCTTGCAAAGAGGGTAATTTGTTCGCTTGTGCGAGAAATCTACCCCGCCATCTGAATTATTAGAAAAATATATTATAATACTATAGTATAATATATGATGAATTTCAATATGATGGAACGTTTGGGCTTTGACACTTCTCGCCGTAATGAATCAAATACTAAATACGCGAATTACATGCTTGATAATCAATTCGGTTCAAGCAAGTCGGATGACCATGTTAAGTTTGCCACACTCGCACCCAAAATTAATTTTAGGGGAACGGTCGGTGGACTTCCGGGGTCTGCAGTTGATTACGATTCGCTCTTGGTTATTAAAACAGAGCAACAGCGCTCCTTCGAAAAGCTCCAATTAATCCAGCGCCCATTTGCGACGGTCCCTTATTTAGGAAGAGGCACCAGTGACCCCATATTGGAATCTCGCTTACAGCAGGGCGAGATGATTTATGAGAAGAAGAGCATTTCCACTATTGCGGATGCGCCATATGTCGATAACGCGGCCTACCCTATGATGTCTACCTTAAAGGACCGTGTTACCAATGCCGCTTACTCTGTTGAGGAGGCTGCACTATCTGGATGGGTTCGTGGTGGACAATCTTCCAGGGAAATGGAGGGTGATGTGGTTAGTAAGAAGAAGTAATTTGTTTAGAGATGCACCAACCGAATAATATCATATGATGATGATGATGTCAATTGCGGATTACTACAATTATTTTAAAATACATATTAATATATATATTATGTATTTTGATATTGGCTCGAATGTAGGGAAATGGAGTTTGGCAAATAGTAAGCAATGTGATAAAATAATTTCAATAGAAGCGTCGCCTACAACATTCAAAAAATTAGTAGATAATTGTAAAAATGATGATAATATAATCTTACTTAATTATGCCGTTTGTAATAATAATGGAGATGATATAACATTTTATCAAGCTGATTGTGATACTTTATCAACTATCAATAAGGAATGGTTGACGGCTGAAACTTCAAGATTTTATAATGCGAGTTATACAGAAATCACTTGCAAGACAATAACTATAGATAAATTAATAGAACAATATGGATTACCCAATTTTATAAAAATAGATGTTGAAGGCGGAGAATATGAATGTATTCGTTCTTTAACTCAAAAAGTTGAGTTGCTATGTTTTGAGTGGGCAAGTGAAATTAATACAACTGCTTTCAATTGCATAGATTACTTATTTACATTAGGTTATACAAAATACTATATTCAAATGCAGGATAATTATGTATTTAGACCAAACAATAATGAGTTTTATGATATTTTTACTGTAAAACAAAAATTATCAACTACTATACCAAAACGAGATTGGGGAATGATATGGTGTAAATAACCATTTATTATATAAAAAAGCTATGATGACATAAAGTAATAGTGTGTTACTATAAAACATATAAACACATGTCGACATTCATACAAATAAATGTATAATCATAGAATCCAAGTAGAATATGATGACAATCTAAGTTATCGTGATTGTGTGCGCCGTGTATTTAATATGGATGTTTCGGGAATCGAAATCCAAGACGATATTGACGATGTTACAAAAGATGAAATGATATACGACGACAGAAACGTAAGCGCCGGTCTCGACTACCTATATGACAAAACGAAGGGCGTTAAGGCATTCCGCGACCTATATTTGGTTGGCGCGAGTCGTATGTTCTCCGAGAACCTTGAAATTGGAATGGCCGTGGTGTTTTCATACGACTATTTCGAGCTATTCCATTTATGTTTAGTCGATTTCTTCAATGCCGGCGAAACGATAACGGTGGACAATGAGAATTATGTGAAACTGCATAAGAAAATATCGTAATCTATTATATAATGGCTTCTACTCGTGATAAAAATGCGCCCGGCAATTATAAGTTGGAAAAACAAGGTAATATTTCGAGAATCAATTATCGTGTGAGCGAATATGGACGCCCTATGGCTTCCTATCACCCTGGTGACGGATTACTTGCGGCGAAAACGTCGCGCTGGGAGCTATCACAGAATGCATGCGACATCGAATCGCAGCTGTTTGGCATTGGTTCCAGCGATTTAGAGAATTCGCGACCGGTCGTTCAACCAGCGCTGAATAAGCTGAAGAGTCTGTCTATAATCGACAAACCGGATGTGATTTTACCGGAACCCATTGCGGTCAGCTCAATCAATCGCCCTCTATTTTTAAACTGAGTGGTTGTTTTTGTTTTTATTTGTTATATTATTACTATTTTGAATAGTAATAATTTTTTAGTTCTCAATTAAACTTGACAATAATTTTCACCACTTCCTTTTTGATGCACTTGCATGCGGAAACGGACAGCTCCTCGCGCTTCTTGCGTGTCTTACCATCCGTCGAGTTCTCCGACTTACGACGAGACGTGCTATTTCGAGCATTCATGTCACTCTCAATTGCTTCATAATTCTCCTCGATGTATTCGACGATTTTGTTCTCGATAGTCCACTTGAAAAAGTTCAGTTGGCCGATAGTCGTCTCCATACAATTATCATTATCGTATGGGATAGTAATGCGCTCCCATCTGCAAAATGGGTCGAAACGCTTCTTACTATATGCCTTCAGCTTCAATTTATAGTCATTATAGACCTTGAACCGCCTGGGTTCTCCATAGGAGTCCTTTAGTTCGTATACGGTGAAGTTTTTTTTTGCATAGTTTGTTACAAACCAATCCACAATACGGAGCGAAATCTTCGATTCACCGTTGATAATCGAAATCGTCCGCTTGAGATACTCCTTGTTCTCATAAAATGTTAGTAGATTCTGTAGTAATAACTCGTTTTGCGTATTACACTTGGTAGACATTATTGTTTGATACTAAGCGCGTTTTTTTATATGTGTTATTTTTTAAATTAATAAAAAAGTGGGTTATGGCAAGTTTATTTATTAATTATGCGTTGTCTTATTGTATTATATATTTGATTTATAACTTTGAATATGCTAAATTCATTTGAAGTTGGGTCATATCTTATAAAAATACAATCTACGCATAACTCTGCTATCACATTTTCTCTTAATATGTCATTCTGTATATTATTTTTGTGTTGAGATTCATCGCATTCGATGATTATGTTATATACCGGCAAGTATAAATCAACCATATACCTGCCAATTTTATATTGTGCAATCATTTGTTCACCACTGAAAGCGTCTATAATACATTTTAGTGTATCCGCTTCTATACAAGCGTATATGGATGTATTAACATCAAAATTTATATATTTACACACATCTATGACTGCAGGTTTTCTACTTTTCGATAACAATCTACAGAACCCTTTATAATTTACAAACGATTTGGATTGTTTCCCTCCATTTGTAATACATTTTAAATAAATCTTCTCATCATTTCTTGTATTGCTACGTATATTCGAAATTTTTAAAAGTTGACCTATATCTTGCAAATTGAATAAAACATACGGCTCCTTAAAATCGTCTATTACAACTTCGCAATTATAATGCTGTCTAATCTTGAGTCCAGTTTCTATTTGAATTTCTTTAGACATTTTGTATTATTAATTAATATATAATACAAAATCAATTTTTTATATTTAATAATCATGTTCATTCAACTTGATGAGCAAGAACAAAGATATTGCTTAAAAATGTCATTTTTAGACCTGAATATTCGATAAAAAATATATTAAATTTATATTTTTTATTGTATAAACCACTATCCGCACTGCTTAGTTGCTGTAAGCAACGCCCGCCATGCCCGACATCACGCGGAGAACGTTGTAGTTAACCGCATAAACACGGACCTTAGCCGTGTTAGTTCCGGAAACCGTTCCGGATGACAGCACAAGCTGGAGCACAGCGTTATCAATGCGCGAGAAGTTGCACGTGCCGCTCGGTTGGTGCTCTTCGGGCCTCAGCGCGAAGGAATACACGTTGATACCCGTGTCCGGGGCACGGGTGTGGTGCTGGAACGGCTGAACAACATCGAAGTAGGACCCCTCACGCTCGGAGAAGCGGTCCTGGCCGTTAAGCTGGAGCTTAGCGGTGACGACGGGGTTCTCTCCCCAGCAGTGCATGTCAAGAGCAGTCTCAGCGAGCACGAAGGTGCCGGCATCAGAGAGGCCAGAGGGAAAGCCGCCGCCCTCACCGAGGAATCCGGTGTGCATATCGGAGGCAAGGATACCGGTAACGGCAGTAGCAACGTCAATGGCTCCGGGGGTCTCGAAGAGACCGGTGGAGTTGATGAATCCGTTGGTGCCAAGCATGGTGTCGGGCGCACCGAAGGCATGGATAGCGTTCGGGAGAGCATCGATGGCATCCGTGTAGTTGAAGGGCTGGGCACCGAGGGTCTTGAAGAGGGTCTGGCCGGCCGTGAGGGACGAGCAGTAGTCGACGTTGGCGTCGGGCTGAACAACCCAGAGAAGCTCCTTGCACGGGTGGTTGAAGTTGAGCTTGATCTTGTTGGAGGAGGACCCAACGGACTCGTCTCCAGTGAACTGGAGCTGCTCGAAGAGATACTCGTGGGGGTTCTGCGCCATCTTCCTGCGCTCATCCGTGTCGAGGAAGATGTAGTCGACGTAGAGGGAGGCCGCAACAAGGGACTGCTGGTAGGCAGTAGTGACCTGCGCCGCACCGCTGGTGGGGACGAGGGACCCAACCGCCCAGAGGCACTCGCCGATGGGGCGAAGATCGAGGTTAATCTTGACCTCGTGGTACTGGAGGGCAATCAAGGGGAGGGCAAGGCCGGGGTTGCGGCAGAACCAGAACTGAAGGGGAACATAGAGCGTGGTCTCAGGGAGGGCGTTGCGGGGAGCGCAAACCTGGCCCGGGACGCCAGTGGCAGCGCAGGGTCCGGAAACTCCAGCGAACGTGGGGTCCGTGATGTAGGTGAGCTGCGTGGTGTTTCCAATCATCCTGAAGTATCCACGCTGCTGCTCAGAGGTGAGCGTAACCTGGTTCCAGATGTGCATCCAGTCTCCATACTGGCGGTCGATGCGCTGACCTCCAATCTCGACCTCAACCTGGGCAACAAGCTGCTCGCCGACGAAGTCCATCCAACGGGCATAGACTCCCGCGGAGAAGGCTCCAGTGGAGTTCTTCATAGACTGATTGATCTCAGGGAGAGTGACCTGAAGGTAGGTGCGGTAAGCAAGATCTCCGTTCCTGGAGATGGTGCAGGTAACGCGGCGACCGAAGTCAGCCTGACCAGAGAAGGTCTGCTCGATGGACTCCATCGCGAAGTTGGTGTGGCGCCTGTAAGACACCTTCCAGAAAGTGATCTCAGGGGTTCCCGTGAGGAAAACGTCCTGCGCGCCGTAAGCTACAAGTTGCATAAGTGCTCCGCCCATGGTTTATAATATAGTATACCAAAAGATAATATTTTGGAGAAAATACGAAATTAAATAATTAAATTACACTTCCTAAAGTTTTTCCATCGACCTTCATATTTTCGGTGACGAACTTCTCTAAATAATCAGCCATGAAAACTTCGCGCTTGCCTTCATGTTTTTTCGTAAATATATAATTGTCCTCACTTTTCTTAACTGACCATCCAGTGTCAATTGCATTCATTATGAATTGCATCTTCTGAAATGTTGTTCGGTCTATCTGCTTGTCCATAATTTATACATATTGCAATTACTATATTAATTTGGTTTTACCTAAATTCCAATAATAATAATATTATTTAAACTCATTCATTATATAGAAGATATTCAATATATTACTAAAATGAAGAAGGCAGACCCAATACAACATACTATCGACAAAAAACATAGTCAAATGTTGGAGGATTTTCATAATAATGAGACCGTTCGAATACCAGAACTAATACAACAAAAGGATACCATAAAGCAACAACTACGTGCTACAAGTTCAGAACAGGTTGAATTACGGATGGAACTGAAAGACCAAATTAATACTATCAATGACAGAATTAAACATTACAAATTGAGAAAGAAACAATACCTACTAGATAATTCGGAACACATATTCCACTATTTCGAAGAGAAAAAGAAGATATCGAGCGGAGGGACTAAAAAGGTGAATGTTCTAAATGATTTCTTTAAACTGAAGCAGACTGTCGATGATTCTACAGACAAACCGTGCACATCTAAAAAATCAATTGTCAATTATTGGAAAAATGTAAACAATGAGATTGTAAACCCACATGATTTTGTTATGCCTACCGACATTTGTTGTTTTTGCAGTAAGGGCGAGATGATTCCAGAAGATGAAGATGGTGTGTTGATATGTAATAACCGCGATTGCGCTAAGTTTGTGAGTTATATAGTGGACAGTTCGAAACCATCCAATAAAGAGGCACCAAATGAAGTATCATATACAGCGTATATTCGACTGAACCATTTCAAGGAAATCTTATCGCAATTTCAGGCAAAGGAGACCACACAGATACCAGAAGACGTCATAGAAAATATTCGTATTCGAATTAAAAAAGAACGCATACAGAACCTTGCTGAAGAAATCAATTATGACAAAATGCGCGAGATTCTGCGCAAACTTGGTTATAATAAATATTTCGAACATATCCAATATATCAACTCCATTTTCGGTATCCGACCACCCATTATGAACGAACATTTGCACGAAACTCTATGCGTTCTCTTTATCGAAATACAGAAACCGTGGGCAGTTCATTGTCCAGCGAATCGAACCAATTTCTTCAATTATACCTATACCCTATACCAGCTATGCGTTCTCCTGGACCAGACACAATATTTGCCCTATATACCTTTGATGAAAGACCGCGAAAAGCAATTGGAACAGGACCAAATATGGTGCAAGGTTTGTAAAGACTTGGATTGGGAATATTACCCGACTGTGTAGACCATTGAAGGGCGTAAACACCCTACCATTTGAACGTCTGTACGTATTCGGCGAATCCAGTATCAGAGCGAGTATTATTATCAATATCTAGCTTTCGTAGTTCATCGACGTTTTCATATATAAGGAAGATACTGTCGAACAAATCGTATTTGTCGTCCTCATCCTCGCTTTCCGAATCAGAATCATTCGTTTGTTGTTTGCTGAAGTGGTCACGCTTTTTAGCATGCATATGCGGTCTACGAACTACGCTTGGTAGTAACTGTGGATTGTTAATAACGAAATATGGAGCAGTAGTGTCCGAACGCTGCGACGTAGACTTGAGACGAGTTATAAACGCATATTTGTCAATATCGGAATCAAATTGAACTAAAGGGAAATTGTTGTCCCTGGTGAGAGGCGTATTGTAGATAAATATCTGCAACGTTACGGGCATTCTTTTTTGGAGTAGAATATATAAAATCTACTTCAAATCAATTTTTACATACCAACGCGAGGAAATCCTACGAGATTCGCACCAATACCGAAGCCGGCGCCACCACGAGCCGACGAAGCCATCGACGGGACGAAGACGTCGAGCACGGAGAATGTGGCAGCGGCGGTGAGCGCGATGATGACAACCTCCTCAACATTGAGTTGCTTCTTGGGGATGGCATAGGCAGCAATCGCAACCATGAGACCTTCCACGATGTACTTAATAGCACGCTTGACTAATTCGCTAAAATCGATGCCGGACATTGTTATAATATATACTAGTATAATAAAAAAATTACGCTTAAAATATATACAATTTAAAAACACTTAAATAAATACCCAGACTAAGTGTATAGAAAATGTCCGGATTTGAACGACACAATCTTGAGAACGGGGAAGTTAATCCTAAATATATTGACTTGTGCGACGAGGACCCTCCGATTGCCGGACAGAAGTTTGCATGCATGTCATTCGTTTCGCCGGAGAAGATTCTGAAGAAGCGCGAGATTTTTATGTTCGAGCAGTTTTTGAAGCAGTGGGAATTCTCTAAATGCATGGAAAAGTCGTTGGATTTCCTTAATTTTGCCGCGTATAAGTATGGGCTAAAGGTTGATGATGTTGTAGCGGATTTCAACGAGTTCGTTAAGGAGGAGGAGACCAAGTTGCGTGCTGGCGGCGTCGACGACGACTTCAAGACGTTTATGGACAAGAACGAGGACAAGCTGGGCGAGCAGTTCAATCGCGCTCATGCTTTCCAGACTTCCGTGCGTGGTCTGAAGTTGCGTGGAGTGTTCGCTAATCAGGATGAGGCGGAGATGAAGTGCAAGAAGATTCGCGAGGTGGACCCGCATCACGACATCTTTGTTGGACCTGTTGGTATGTGGATTCCTTGGGACCCGGATGCGTATAAGACTGGACGCATCGAGTTCATGGAGGAGGAGCTCAACCAGCTGCACCACGAGAAGCTCAAGAATGAGACGAAGGCGAAGGAGGAGTTTGAGCGCCGTGTCAAGGAGACCAAGCAGAAGGCGATTAAGGAGAACATCGAGTTGGCGAAGAAGAGTGGCAATGTTCTCACGCAGACGCTAAATGAGGATGGGCAGTTGATTGGAGTGAAGGAGACTGTGAATTTCGATGAGCGTGATGTAGCTGATAGCGCCAGTGTGAATGTGCGTAATGAGCTGTTGCGTGAGGCTACGATTGCGAATAGCAAGTAGTTTGATGGCGGAAAAAATTATATTTTTATAGAAATAAAATATAATTATTTATTTACGGGCAGTTCTCCTTTTCTTGCCACCGTTCTTATTTTTATTCTTGTTCTTATTTTTCTTAGAACTCTTGTTTCTATTTTTGTTATTCCTCTTTCCACCGGTGGCAGGAACAGTGGTAGGAGGTCTATTTTTTTCTATTTCGACAGCTTTATTAGCGTCCGCAATTTTAGTTTTACAATCTTCCTCAACCGACTTCACTTTGGCCTCTGCATCTATAAGCGTTTGCGTTTTTGGCTTGCTGCCAAACGGGTTAGTAAATCCAAAAGTTGGTAGAGAAAACCCCAAAAACCCATTCGATGATTTAACTGTGTCTGGTGGTGGTGCAATATTTGGGTCGGACATTCAAATTATACACTATAAGTAGAGATTTTGCTAAACTGATGTATAATAAATTTACCTATAACACCCATGAATATTACGCGTTCGTCAATAACTCTTTTTCACATTAATATTCGCTCCTTTCTTCGCATTCTTGTTCTTCGATGGGTCATACGCCTCGTCTTCGTCGTCTGAACCCATATTCTTCGAGATGTCCCAGAATTCCTTCGACCCCAACCGGAAAGTCGGGTGATTTTCAGCCTTATACCAGAAAATTTGGTCAGTTAATTTATTCGATTTTGCATTATTATTGATTACCAAGCACTCATAATTCTCCGTTGTGCTATCCATGACAGCACAAAAGGACTCCAGTGTAGGAAACATACTGGCATAGTTATCCCAAATACGCTTACGATTTGTTAAATATGGTTCGCGCAGGATAAACACGTAATCAATGTTTGTTCTCAAGTTAGGTGGAATGCCTAACGGGTATTGCATAGTTATGATTAACATAACCTTCCAGTGACGCCCATTCATAAAAAGGAGACGCATCATCTTGTCGCGAGTCCATGTTTGGTCATAGAGACAATCGTCCATAATAACAAATGCGCGTGGGTCGATTGTGGTTCTCTTGTATGTATCGATTTCTTTCTTCATCTGTTTCATAACAGCCTTCTGCCTCCGTAAGACATTCTCGATAAGCACCGTATTGTATTCATCGTGAATGAACAGTTTAGGAACGTGCTCTTTATAGAAACCGTTGCCCGCTTCCGTTCCGGATATGACGGTGCCAATAGGAATGTCCTGATGATAGAAGAGCAAATCTCTTACCAAGAATGACTTACCGGTGTCGCGGCGTCCAATGAGAACAACCACAGGCCCTTTATTCTCATCGGGCTTGAATGTAATGTCGCGCATATTAAATTTTTTCAACTGCAATGTCATTTATAAAGTTCGACTATAAATTATAAATAGAGAACAAACGTTCATATTGTCCAATTAATATGTGATTTACAGTTATAAAATGTTAGAGTTCGCCAAACAGTTCCATCCTCTAAATCTAGAACATTTAGAAAAACAGTTTACCCCAACATCAGACGATTCAAAACATGACTATAATCCATTTCAGCTAAACTCTTTCCAGTATTATCAACCAGTTATCAAACTATTATTCGATATCAAAGAACACAATCATAATTCGATTCAACTGAATCATAAGCATCATATGGTCGACTTAACCACCGTCGTAGACACTCTCACTGGTAAGCAAGTCAATAAACCCATTTTCATTAAATACTCGCCACTACTGGACCCGATACGCTATATGATTGGCAGATATGACGCAGAAAGCGACGACATACGCACTTTACCATCGGCGGATGGTTGCAAATTTGATAAACTGAATTCCACGAATAATGCATCCTATAGTGATGGTTTCTTCTGCTTACTATCGAGTAAGTTACTCGAATTACACGATTTCAAGCACTCGATTGATTACTATGGGTCGTTCTCGGCAGTCCAGAAGAAATTTAAGATGAATATTGCTGACGACTATGAATATTTGAATAACTCGAATTTCTTCTTAGATAATGTGAATAAATACTTCCGAATCAATCGTCATCGTGTGTCTTCGATGATGAATCAGAATTCGAGAGATAATCGCGAAAAGCTAAAGATAACTGACGCTGATGAAATGATTCCTGATGCATTAAATTTAGATGAAATTTCATATGACCTAAACGAGGTTTCGCTTGATGCTTTGGAAGAAGTTTACACGCATGAAACCGGAAACAAAGAAAAGGATGAGGACGATGATGATGATACTGACGAGGATGAGGATGATGATGAGGATACTGACGAGGATGAGGACGATGATGACGATGATGAGGATGAAGATGAGGATGAAGATGAAGAGGATGAAGATGAAGAGGGGGACGATGACGACGATGATGATGATGAGGGGGGCGTGCGGGGGGTGGATACCCCCGCAGAGGAAGAGACCAATATATTCGCCTATATCGATAACTTTCCCGTGCAAATGATATGTCTCGAAAAGTGCGACGGAACCCTCGATGACTTATTTGTCGATGAGGAGATTGACGATGAAACTGGCGCAAGCGCACTATTCCAAGTCGTCATGACGCTTATCGCATACCAAACGGCATTCAATTTCACCCATAATGACCTACATACAAATAATATTATGTATGTAAATACGGATGTAGAATTCCTATATTATAAGTTCAACAATGTATACTATAAGGTGCCGACGTATGGTAAAATCTTCAAAATCATCGACTTCGGCCGTAGCATTTATAAATACAAGGGCAAGCTATTTTGCAGCGATAGTTTCGCCACAGGTGGTGATGCGGCGACACAATACAACTTCGAACCATATTACAATAGCAAATATCCCATTATAGAACCAAACTATAGTTTCGACCTCTGTCGTCTGGGTTGCTCCATATTCGATTTTATTATCGATGGAAAGCCTGTGACCGAACTACAGAAGACCGTATATCGCTGGTGTCTGGATGACAAGAAAACCAGCATATTATATAAACGAAATGGAGCAGAGCGATATCCGGACTTCAAGTTATATAAGATGATTGCAAAGACGGTTCATGACCATACGCCACAGAATCAATTGTCATTCTCATTTTTCAGCCAGTTCGCTACGCCGACCGAGGCTGCGGATTGTATGAATCTCGATAAAATGCCCAGTTATGCATAGTCGTTTATTAATGTCATTTATTTGAATAAATGATATTAAACCCTTGAAGAATTAAACCCTTGAAGAATTAAAATGGAACGAAGTTCCATTTTTTTCTTAAGGATTATGACCGATAAGTTTCCAAACGGACGATAAAATCGTCCCATTTGAAATATTCATCGGTTTAAAATCCCGGAACATCCGTAAACACCTGCGTAGGAGCTGACGCAGTGAAATCGCTCGTTCCTAACATCTCCGCCACAGGTCCACTCGCCTGGAAAAACAAGAAAATGGGAACAAATGCACACGCCATAACCAGCAGTGTGTCACGAATAAGGAACTTGAGTGGCTTGTTCTCCTTATCGACGAATTTCATTTCCACTAACTTTGCAAAAAAGAATAACACTGCAATCGAAATAGTAATAATAATGGGCTTTTCCATCGTTTGTGTATAGTAAATCGCTAAAGATTTAGTTTACTGATTTTACGCAAAAAGCTCCTCTACGCCATCGAGAGTAATTGCACTACCAATTGAGTCCGATTTATTCATATCGAAAACATCCATTTCACCTAAATCGATGCTATCTGTATGAATCTTGATTTTATCATCATCGTCGCTATCCTCCTCCTCTTCCAGTTTGCGCTGTATAGCACGAGACGTGCTAATCTCCTCTAGGCGTTCGACATTCTTCGGAGCATTTACATCGGAAATCTTACCAGTTTCCGAGTCAAATACGCTGTCAAAATCATTGAATTTCAACTGAGTTACGACCGGCTCGTTGTCTATATTGGAAATTGATGGAACCATTTGAGGTTCTTCCGTCTTTTCCTCTTTCGTTTCCTTCGGCTCTTCTTTTACGTCCTTTGTCTCCTTTTCAGGTTCAATGTTCTCAATAATGACCTCCTCTTCTTGCTCGACCGCTTCATCCATGTAAGCACGAATAATCGCCTCCGTAGGGATACTATCGCGAATCGTATTGAGAATGCATTCCTGGACAATCATTTCCAGTTCCCTACCATTGCGCTGAACGAGTAAGGGCGATATGTTCTTTTCAAATAGATACACATTTGTGTAACACTTGCGCGCAACGTTAATATACACCTTATGGATGAAACTATCCAAATTCGGTGTAGTGATGTCGATTTTCTTCTGTTTGTTGCCTACGCGGACACATGTGAGAACCTTGAGCTGAATGATATGAACACATGTAATTAAATCATCTAAATAATTACACCCACTACGTTCGATAATGCGCTTACGTTCCTCTTCGATGATGTTGGCATTCCACTTAGGGACACGCGAGATTAGATTTTGGAAAGTCATTAAATACTTACCAACTTCGTCATTATCGATACATAACTTCCACGACTCGTTGAAGATGGAGCGCATGCCCTCAATCACTAAAGGTGTGAATATACTTACTAATCGACTGCACCATTCATTTCTGGATTCCTGCAGATTCGAGAGAACAAAATCATCCATATTTTATAGAAATCAACCATATTTTTTTACCTAAACATAAACGCAATCCACCTTTTCAAAAGGTGGAGCCAAATCCACTTTAGAAAACGCTATAATCAAAATCAGTGCATACAAATATTATTTACGGAGGGGTCCGTAGTTTCGCGAAGGTAAATGAAACATCCTTCTAAACTCCTATATCCCCAAATATTTTTTTGCAAGTTTTTCGTTATTTTTGTCTTCACAATCTGTTAAAAATTTGTCAGCCGCATTCATTAGATACTTAAAATTGCCCAATTTGGTTTGAATTTCCGGTTTCATTTCTGAAATTTCTCTAGTTTTTTTTAGACTCTTCTAGTTCCGAATCTGTTCTTTCCGAATCTGTTCTTTCCGAATCTGTTCTTTCCGAATCTGTTCTTTCCGAATCTGTTCTTTCCGAATCTGTTAATTCTGGAGTTCTATCTGAATTTTCTAACTCTTCTGGAGTTATTTCTGAATTTTCTAACTCTTTTGAATTGTTTTTAATTAGTTCACGCATCTCACTAATAATATATAGTATAAACCCTGTAGCAAAATTAGAACAACAATCATCCGAACAGTCTAGTTTTAATTTTAATTTACCACTAATAAGGTAAGACCTGTCTTGATTATTCCGTTGGTACTCTTCTTCAGCCTCGTGATATTTTTCTATCGACTTGATCTTCCAGTTACTGTTTAGAATAATACCTTTTTTTGTCAATATTTCGGTAATATACTTCGTAAAATTATTATCGGTCGGGTCTTTTTTTATAAATAAATTTGAAAAGAATAACCCCCCCCCTTTTTTTTGTATATTTTCTAATCTTTTGTTTTCTCCTCTTGCCATCATCCTTTTTTGTAACTCGATTCTTTCGAGACTTTTTTGCCATATATAATAATTTAATATAAAATTTTAAAACAAACATTATATGATGTTTTTACCAATCTCAATATCAAAGATATATTTACACCATAGAAAAAGGAGGGGTCAAGGGAACTTTGCACCATCACAAAAGGAGGGGTCAAAGGGGAACCTTGGTTCCCCTTAAATAAAGGATATCTTATTTATCTCACGGTTCTCTCGTAAAAACATGAAATTCAACAAATACATCAACAACATCTTCTCGCATCGAAATTCAGCTTTAACTTTATTGAAAAACATGAGAACGTTCGATTTGTCAAATTCGCTCCATTTTGCAGAGTCTTGAATATAATCCAATAAATCCAAGCACGAGCAACCATTTTCATATATAGTAACACTCGCGTCTGATATAGCCACATTCGAATTCATCTGTGTTCTATCCATAAACTCTTGCATCCACTTAGTCTTTGCATTGTAAAATACAGACAGGTCCATGTTCTTGTTCAATGTATATTGGTGTAAATTCATCGTCTTTCCATCTACAATATGGTCAGGAACGTGTATTTCACAGAATCGAGACACAATTGGGTTTAGCAATTTGTGTTTGTTCTCTACCACTATAAAAAAACGAGTATTAAAACTAAACTGTTCGATACATCGCCGAAGCGCCGACTGTGCATCGTTCGTTAGACTATCTGCATTATATAGAACAATCGTTTTAAATTTTACACCACTTGTCGACTGTAGATTTGCTTTGGCGAAGAATTTTAAATCCTCGCGTATAAATTTAATACCCTTTCCATGAGAACAATTTACCACCATTACATTGTTTTTAATCTTACCCTTATCGCTATTGTAAATCTTATTTAGAAAGTAATGGACGATAGTCGTTTTGCCAGTCCCTGAAGAACCATGGAATATAATATTGGGTATTCGATTTGAATCGTGAAAATAATCTAATTTTTCTAGTATTTGTTTATGTATTTCCATTAACCAATATTTAGAGTATAATTTTATATGCGTATTTTATATATAATATAATGGACCAACTGACTGACGAAGAGAGAAAAAGAAAGGAAGATGAGGCTGCACTTCCGCCGCCACCAGCCGCCGAGGTTCCCATAACTACCGAAGTTACTGCGCCTACAGAAGTTACTGCGCCTGTCGAGGTTACTGCGCCTACTGAGGTTACTGCGCCGACTGAGGTTACTGCGCCGGTTGAAGAGGTTCTCGCAACTACTGAAGTTACTGCCACTACTGTTCCCGCATCGGAAGAGGTGATTACGACTACCGAGGTTCCCACACCGGAACAAGGTATGGCTATGGCCGTGACTGAGACGACCAATGATACCGTCGAAGATGTTATCGCCAAGAAAAAGACACGCAAGCGCCGCAAGCCGTGCGCGAAGGGAACGCGCCGTAATAAGAAGACACGCAAGTGCAAGCCCAAGAACGGCAAACGCTGCCCTAAGAAAACTCGCCGTAACCCGAAGAATGGCAAATGCATCAAGAAGTAAGCAAATGAAAATAAATAATATTATTTTCATTATTTTATAAATATTCGGCATAACTCTTCACCTCGCAAATATTTGAGTTATAACGTTCGTTCACTGCAGATTTAGCTACAAAACGAGCATCGTTCGTAACGTATACAGTTCTCGCAATTTCAATAAATTCATTATCAAATTGCTTCAATGATTCCTTCTTACGAATTCTATCTTCAATATCCCATAAACTCTCGTTGATAATCTTTAAATTCGCCAATAGTTCCTGTGATACGTCGAATTGTTCTACAAATGGTCGTAACAATTCTAGTTCGACATTTACCTTTACCAACTTTTCGACGTCAGTTATTCGTTCCGCCTTAATTTGCAATATAGTATATTTATCACATAGTTCGCCTATCGAAACTGGAACGGAACAACTCATAATATAATTTAATAAGCCTATCAACATTTATTTATACCCTAAAGGATGTAAATAGTAAATCATGGTATTAACGTATATGGAATTATACCGCTTGCAGAAAAAACTTCAGGATACTCCCACATCCGACCTAGTTTCAATATGTATTATAAATAATGAAATTGGCGTATACTACTCAAGAATCAATGACCATAGAAGTTCTATAAACCATTTCAAAAAGGTTTTGGCTATCAAAAACGACATACCCGAGATATATACCAATATGGCAGAGTGTTATCGTTTATTGAAAGAATATAACGAGGCGATTGCGTGTTTAAGCATAGCGCGCCGTTTGCGACCATCAAATTACATATATCTACAACTGGGAGCACTATATATGTATATTAAAAAACACGACGATTCAATTCGCGCTTTTCAATCACTCGAAAATCCATCACAAGACAATTTACATAGCACATGTTTTCCATACCTGGCGAGTAAGCAATTTATAAAGGGATTTGAGTTGTATGAAAATCGATTAGCGTCGAACGATATATCACCAATGACGAATCAGAAAGCACGTGTCGAGATACCGGCGTTACAATACTGGAATGGAACCGATAAATGTAATCATTTGCTGGTCGTATACGAACAAGGCATTGGTGATAATATCCAATTTTTCCGTTATGTCATCGAACTATCCAAACGAAAGCCCGAGATGCAAATCACCTACTTTTGTAGGACAAACGTATCACACCTATTCGAATATGAAAACATAACGGTTCGCGACGACTCACAAATGATAGACCTTACAAGCTATGATAAAAAATTGTATATAATGTCTCTGCCATACATCCTGAAGCTTACCGAAATTACAATGAACAAAATCAATTATATTCGAGAGAACCCAAGTAACACCAGGCTATGGAGAGAAAGATTATCAGAATTTCAAGACAAACTCAAGGTCGGAATTGTGTATAGTGGAATGTTGGTATCTTATATCGACAAACATATGGAATTGAGTAAATTCAAACCAATTTGTAATGACGATAGATTTCATTGTATTTGTCTGCACGCAAATGACGAAAAAATACAGCGCGACTTTTCGCAAATTGACTTCGCCGACCGGCTATTCAACTACGACATTGACAAATACAAGGCATTTTTCGATACTATTGCCATATTACGAAATATAGATGTTCTCGTTACCATAGATACATCCGTCGCTCATTTAGCCGGAGTGATGGGTGTAAAGACGTTGTTGCTGATTGGATATACCAGTGATTGGCGGTGGTTCGATACAGATGACAAGGTATGGTATGAATCGGTTGAAATAATACGAATGAAGGAGAACAAACCACTCGAACATTTAATGCCCAGAATCCATAAAATGCTTACGAAGCTTGCGGATGCCAACCCGAAATGTTTTGTCGACCTATAATAAAAATGGAAACTGTAAGGTCACTATTTAAGGAGAACCCCGTAAACACAAAAGAGGCTGACCGAATTATGTGCAAATATCCGGACCGAATACCTGTAATTGTGTCACGTAATAAAAACTCGGTTACCACGCCAGAGCTAGATAGATACAAATATTTGGTTCCATCGGATTTAACTATGGGACAGTTCTTGTATGTGATTCGAAAGCGTCTTAATTTGAGCCCCGAAAAAGCACTGTTTTTGTTTATTGACAATAGCGTTGTATGCAATGCAACGATAATTGCCAACGTATATTCCGAATTTAGAGACCTGAATGACGGATTTTTACATGTCGTTTATAGTTGTGAGAATACTTTTGGAAACTAACCAAATAGTGTATATGTGTTACTTTGTAGATATAACGAAAGCTTGTTGGATATATACGCACTCTTTATATTAGGTAGTGTAAATACACACCAACAAAACACACAATCCTCCTTACCGATTATTGTTGGGTTCTCGTCAAACCGAATCGCATCATATATTTCCTTCGTCACAGTTACTTGGGAATGATGTATTCCGAGTTCGCGATTATTCGGATTTACGTGTCGTATACAACCACCTATAGACTGACACAAACTATCATATGAAATATTTGGTGAGTCGTAAATATAACAATCACTGGGTTCTACACTATAATTATGAAGCACAATATTAGCTCCGCCAATAAAGGCCCGCTCGACAAATTCTAGCCGTTGTGGATGCATCAAGTCATCCGCATCAAAAAATGTGATAATATCGACATCCAATAACTTTGCAGCAATGTTACGGTTTTGGGCAGGACTTTTCTTTAATTGAACACAAATGATAATTAAATCGAAATTATATACCGATAGATTCGGCAACTCTGTAGTCGAAGAACAACTGACTACAACTTTGTCGGGTAGCCGAGTTTGCTTTGAAATCGAAGATAGGAGAACTCGCAGGTTCTCTATATGACCAATATAACATGGGATTGCTACACCGATTCGCATAATTATCATTACATAGATTTTCCCTTTATCCGGTTTTAACAATAGTCAATTGTTTTGTAAATGCAAAACGTTCATGATACATGGTTCTCCTACGTAGGTTGCAAGATAGACACGCTATTTCAACATTACCATCATTATGTCCATGTTTATTATCGATTCGTTCTAAAGTCCATTGTTTAGGTTCTCTCACATGTTGATATAATACTTGGACCGGTTCTTTACAATAGAAGCATTTCATCTCGGATTTTGTCAGCAGCGATAGCGTTGATTGTAGTGTTATAAATAGCGTGGCATCGTATAGTTCTTTCAACACATCTTGTGACTTATATCCATTTAATTTCGACTGAATCTGTTGAACCATAGTTTTATAAATGGGATTATTACTTGCATCTGTACATAATAATCCAAACTGAACATCGATGTTATAATCAAATGTCAGGTTCTCCTGATTGATTACTACACGGGTCTTCTTTTCTTTGATAGTTTCGACCTTTTTAACTGTTACTGGTAATTGAATTATCCGGTTGTCCATTAACATATTTATATATATAATAAAATGAGATAGAACGATTTTACTATAATAGTATAAAGACAAGACATGACTACTATGCCAACTACTCAAGAAAATGCTTCTGTCTCTGGACCGGAACCGTCATACGTGAATAAATACATACCGAACACATCATCTATGTCCGCCAACGTTACCAGTAGTAGTCTCGACGCATTACTAGAAAAGGAAAAGCAAAGCAACAAGGCAGATTCATGGAATAAGCTGGATAAGACAGTTAAAACACAGGCACTGCATTCATACGCAGAGACTTACGGTAAGGATAAGTCGCTATCCGCAAAAGATATTAAGATACTCAAACTATTCTTTAGTGAATGCTTGAAGACAAATAAGCTGAATAAAACGAAGGATGTCAAGTATGACAAAGATACAAGGACTATTTTGAATATCCCGTCGTTGTTTCATAATATATTAAATCATAATTTCACCCTGAAAAATATGGATACTAAGCGGGTGTCTACTCTGAAATCACTGACTCCGAAACGGAACGCCGAAGAATAAAATTGAAACTAATATGAAGATATAATAAGTATTCATATTAGAAAATGGAAGAAACTAATGAAGAGTATAGAGAAGTAGAAGTAGAAGTAGAAGAATATAAAGAAGTTGAACAGGTAGACGTGCCATTGAGCGAAGATGAATACATCGAGTTTGAAACCACTGTTCTCGAAATGATTTATGATGAATTGGGCGAAAATTGTTTATCCTATTCCGACCCCGATTTCCGCGCGAATCTCGTCGAAGACATTTGCGATTTCTTTCATGATGAATGGTTCGATGCAGATTTATTGAAGGACAACGAGCACATGTATAATCATATCAGCCAAATCGTCGACTCATTCTTCTCTATTTACGAAGACGAATTTCCAGAGCGGTCAATCACGAATTCATATGTATTCGTAAAACCGAATATCGCTCAAATAGAAGCGCAAATCGAATATCTTCGCAACCTTCCACAACCAAAACAGAAGTCGGTAGAATGGCATCAAGATAGACATGAGCTTATGACGGCAAGCAATATATGGAAAGCTCTATCGACCGATTCGCAGAGGAATAGTCTTATCTATGAAAAATGTAAACCGCTGAATCCGTTCGCCGCAGAAAAGGGTAATTGGCACGCTGGTGGTTCGCTTCAATGGGGTGTATTATATGAAGATGTTACTCTAATGATATATGAAAAGAAATACAATACGAAAGTTGCCGACTTCGGATGCATCAAGCACCATACACACAAATGCATAGGCGCATCCCCCGATGGTATTAACGTGGACCAAGATTCTGACCGGTATGGGCGAATGGTGGAAGTAAAAAACATAGTGAATCGCGATATTACCGGAACGCCAAAGGAGGATTACTGGATTCAAATGCAAGTCCAGATGGAAACGTGTGAATTGGATGAATGTGATTTTATTGAAACGAGATTCAAAGAATATGATACCGAAGCCGATTATTTCAACGACATACACCAAGAATGGAAAGGCATTATTCTATGTTTCATACAGCGTGATGTTCCGAATTCTAAACCAACATACAAATATATGCCGCTCGATTTGCCGGCGCATGAAATGAAAAATTGGATTGCCGCGACCAAAGATGAATTGAAGGAAACACTGGTTTTATATACAACCACTTACTGGTATCTCGATGAATTATCGTGTGTCCTAGTCAAGCGAAATAAACGATGGTTCAATGCGGCACTACCAAAGATACTGGATACATGGGATACAATTGTTCGCGAACGAGAGACCGGATACGAGCATAGAGCTGCAAAGAAACGCAACCCAAGTTTAAATGTAACATGTAATATCGTAAACAACGAATATACCATAACAAACTTGAAGATTATACCTAGTCTATGTTTAGTGAAGTTAGACCACGAATAACATAGTCTTCTGTTTCAAAAAATATTTGTATAATATAAATAATGCCGAAGAAATATGAAATGCGTGTAATTCATACATACGCAGATGCGTATGCAGTAGGCGCCAAATACATAACAAGTAGCGCCAAAGCGGTTCCCAGATTTAAAGAAGGCGTCGACGTTCCATTCCCCGAGCAACTCAGCGACCCGAAATGGGAAATCAGTCTACCCGCACTAGAGAACACATTGAGGTATATAATGGAATTCTTACACCACCAATGCTATATGTTATGCATTGGCGACAACGATGTTCTCATGTGCAAGTTAGATGTGCAAACAACGGCGCCTATATTTAGAGACATTCTGGAACAACCTCTGAACAATAGCGAGATTAATCCAACCCAAGCCAAGAATATACGCGAAACTGTGGATAAGAACATCGACAAACTACGTGTAATGCAATGCATTGTGAAACCGTTTGTTTCCTCTTCTAAGACGGAGAACAAGACGAATGAGTATTTAGAATTGGTGCGTGGGCTCAATCTACCGAATGGTGTGTTTATACTGAATCTTACGGACGCCGTCATATTACGGAATGATGGGAAAATGCCCTTTACAATGGTTACTGGTAAAACCGATTTAGGCGAATACAACTTCGACAAGCATATTCCTATCTTGAGTATTTCGGGTCAGCGGAAATACCTGGATATTCCCATACCGAATTATGACGACGTCATGTTTGTTTTGAAATACCCGAAAAAATACGCCGCCATCAAGAACAATTACGTTGGAGCGAAAGTTGTCAAGTCGAATCCTGACCCGACATACACGACGAACTGGGACGATAAGAAAATCGCGAAGGCTGTCTTCCGAGGAGGCCCTACTGGTTGTGGATACACCGACGAGACAAATATGCGTATTCGGTTGGCGAAAATGAAATCGAGACATTTAGATGCGAAACTGACCGTGAAGGATGGAAATGAATCCGTTGATACGAAGGCCATCAAATTCGACCCGAAATATGGATTGGGGTCTATGAACACGCACATCGGAGCGTCTGGTAATTTTTTGACTATGGCGGACCAAAGCCGCTATAAGTATATTATCCATGTCGATGGAAACGTCAATGCGTATCGTTTGCTGGCGACCATGTTAACTGGTTCGCTCATATTAAGGGTTACCAGTCAATATACATCTTGGGTAGACCACATGATGCAACATATGGTTCATTATGTCCCTGTGAAAGCAGACTTATCTGATTTATTGGATGTGATTCGCTGGTGCGAGAGGAACGACGATAAATGCAAGGAGATTGCGCAAAATGGAATGAACTTCGCACGTTCAATATTGAGTAAAACGTACATACAGTCCTATTTCAAAAACGCGCTATGGAGCTTGAGCGAGGGTAGACCGATTACGATACTTGGAGAAATGGCGAATAAAACGGCCAAGAAACGCAAATCTCCAGTTGTCGTTGCTGTTGCTGCCGCTAAAAATAAGACACGCAAGGTTACAAAGGCTACAAAGGATGCTGTTAAGAAGGCCAAGGAAGATGAGAAGAAGGCTAAGGAAGCTGCCAAGGAAGAGGAAAAGAGGGCTAAGGAACAGGAGAAGAAGGCTAAGGAAGCTGCGAAGGAGCAGGAGAAGAGAGCCAAGGAAGAAGAGAAAAAGGCTAAGGAAGCTGCCAAGGAACAGGAGAAGGCTGCAAAAGAAGCTGCCAAGGAACAGGAGAAGCTGGCTAAGGCAGAAAAGAAGAAGCCAAAGGAAGCCGCGATTAAGGCTACAGATGATGAGAAAATGACGGAAAATGTCGTTATTGAAGACAACAAGAAAAAATGCGGTCGTCACGAAACATTCAACATGAGTAGGAAACGGTGCGAAATAAAACCATATACTAAATGGCAAAAAGTAGAAACGGCAGAAGGAGTATTTCGTAAAATTCCTAGTGACTTAAAAGATATCATTGGTGAAGAGCGGTTTAAGCGTGAATATGAAGATGTAATCGATGTTGCAACTGGCGAAAAAATAAAGATACTATTAGTAGATACAAAAAAACCAAAATAAAAAATAATATATTATTATATATTAATAATATGTCATTGACAAAGAGGAAAAGAAAAACTAACAAAACAAGGAAAAACAATAAAACATTAAGCGTTTGGATTGACAAGACAGAATTACCATTTACTCAAAAAGACTATGGTAGTAATTTCTTGGTAATGGATGAGGTAGAAACGTATAATCGGGCTGGCAAAAAAAATGAACCAATCAGCGTCGCTCAATCATCAATATATGAACCTCATACATTCCCCGAACGCTGCATCGATGGAACATATTACACAGCCAAATCACAGCAATGTCACACCGATGGAAAGGGGGAACGCTGGTTTAGGCTAGACCATGCCCCATCGACCGACATTTCGAAGATTGTCATTTACCCGTATTATAATATGCCAAAAGGGACGATGATACGTATCGTCGCCAATGCACCAAAGACGCGTAAGGCGGCTCTGAAACAAACCTTATGGTCCCTCCCGTTTACCGCCAAATTTAAGACAAAAAAAACCATCAAATTCAATCCCAAAACATGGACCAAGGGTCAATATTCGTAAACCATCGTATCAATCGTCTTCTTATCAACCACCCCATCATTCAAGTAGGATAATATATCGCATATATTATCTTGACAAATCGGCGTGCCATCCTTCAACACGTTACTCAGCCATGTCATTTTTGACATTATAGCCGGTATTACATAAACTACCTTACAAGCTTCAACAAATTCACGAATACATCCAATTTGCGGAAGCGAAACTGCAATTTTATACAAGTCAAAGATGGGCTGCTGAACGTCCATTTGTAAATCGAAGAGACGCAATAGTCGCTTATACAAACCACTTATAATATCTATATCGTATTCGCTAAGTTCTGCGTCTATCAAGTGACTTTCTATTTGCTCTATGAATCCAGGCTGTTTTACTCCTTTGCCTTCGTATACAGCCTTCATTATATCGTATTTCATTGCACGATGCGACCCAGCGATTTTAAAGCAAGCATATTTATGTCGAGCACCAAGCTCTATATCCAATTTAACTTCCTCGTCCGTTTCTCTTTGTAGTTTGATTTTGTCCTGTAGCACGTCTATTTCGTGTTCGTATTCTCGTCGATTACGGTCTGCAATCTGCATCACAATTTCAATGTTACGTTCATTCATTTCCTTTTCGTGTATACATCTCTCTCTGTTACCTATACGCATATCAATTCGTCTTTGTGCATCGCGCACCTTGGCTTCCGCTTGTTCCACAATTGCTCGTGTACATAGATGCTGTTCTCTCCTCTTTACCTCGATTTGTCTCAATAGTTCGGATTCCATTTGTCTTTGTGTTGATTTATTCTTGTTTAACATGCAACAAATCAATTTTAAGAAAACGATATAGAATTTTCAAAGGTTATATATATAGAAACATGTCGTCACCTGGAGCCATTGTAGAGCAAGAAATGCGCGTTACCAAACGCGATGGTGAGCTTAAGACCGTCGAGTTTGACAAGATTTTACGACGCGTGAAAATCCTAGGTAACGAGGCAGGAATCAAAATTAACTACACTGCGCTTACTATGAAGGTGATTGACCAACTTTTTGATGGTATATCGACTACCAAGATTGATGAGCTCAGCGCGGAACAGTGTGCCGCCATGTCATCGATGCATCATGATTATAATACATTGGCCGGTAGGATTGTGGTGTCGAATCACCACAAGAACACTAAGGCTTCATTCAATGAGGTAATGACCGATTTGTATAATTTCATTGATAAGCGTGGGGCAAGTTCGCCGCTTGTTAGCGATGAGCTGTTTGCTGTTGTCCAGGCAGATGTAGATGGTGAGTTCGATAAGATGTGCGATTATTCGCGCGATTACTTGGTCGATTACTTTGGATTCAAGACTTTAGAGCGCGCGTATCTTATGAAGATTAATGGCAAGACCGTCGAGCGTCCGCAGCACATGTGGTTACGTGTGGCGATTGGCATTCACGAAAATGATATGGCATCTATTAGGGAGACCTACGATTACATGTCGCGCAAGTATTTCACACATGCTACGCCGACGCTATTCAATGCGGGCACGCCTCACCCTCAGTTGAGCTCGTGCTTTCTACAGGCGATGGAGAGCGATAGTATTGACGGCATTTATAATACACTCAAGGAGTGCGCTCTCATTTCCAAGTGGGCCGGTGGTATCGGAATGCATATTCATAACGTCCGTGCGTCGGGAAGTCATATTCGAGGAACGAACGGTAAGTCGAATGGAATCGTTCCCATGTTGAAGGTGTTTAACAACACAGCTAAGTACGTTGATCAAGGAGGTGGGCGAAGAAATGGTAGTTTCGCGATTTATCTTGAGCCCTGGCACGCAGACGTGGAAATGTTCCTACAGATGCGAAAGAATCATGGCGACGAGGAGCTAAAGGCGCGCGACCTATTCTACGCAATGTGGATTCCCGACCTCTTTATGGAGAGAGTAAAGGTGAACGGTAAGTGGACTCTCATGTGCCCTGACGAGTGCCCCGGATTGTCCGATGTGTATGGCGATGAATTTGTCGCACTATACACGAAATACGAGGCAGATGGTAAGGGACGCTCGACGGTGAATGCCAGAGACATCTGGTTCCAAATCCTCGATGCCCAGATGGAGACGGGAACACCATACATTCTGTTCAAGGATGCATGCAACAAGAAATCAAACCAGAAAAACGTTGGCACCATTAAGTCGAGTAACCTCTGCGTCGCTCCGGACACTCTAATCCTAACGGATAGAGGTCACGTAGAAATTCAGGAACTAGAAGGTCAAATGGTCAATGTTTGGAATGGCGAAGAATTCTCGGAGGTGAAAATTATGAAAACAGGAACAGACCAAGAGTTGATTACAGTTCATACTGATGATGGTATGAAATTAACTTGCACTCCGTATCATAAATTTTATATGAAGGATGGAGTGAAAATTGTTCATGCAGATGACTTGAAACCCGGCGATGAACTAATTCAGTGTTCTGCTTATCCCATTATAGACGGAACCGACGCATACAACGGTGAGCCAATTCCATCAGCAAATTGTCCTATACAAACAAAGCTGGAGTGGTTCGCCAAATATTGCGAGACAGAGGGTAACACGGCGAATGGTGTGATACAGATTGCGTCGAATGAAGGCGATTTCTTACAAGAAGTTCAATTATTCTTACAGACATGTGGTATCGGTTCGGCAATAAATACACTTACCAGTCGTGCGAAAACGTCGGTTACATTACATAATCTTAGAACTAATGAGAACTCATCACTACATCGCTTAATCATAACGCCGGCCGACAAGAGAACGCCTGTGAAAATTCTACATGTAGAACGTAATAACCAATTCGATGACACATATTGTTTCACTGAACCCAAGAGGCATATGGGAATCTTCAATGGTATATTGACCGGACAATGCACCGAAATCCTTGAATACTCCGATGAGAATGAAACCGCGGTGTGCAATCTCGCTAGTATTGCGCTTCCGGCGTTTGTCGACGCAAATGGAGTCATGAATTACGAGGAACTGCACAAAGTCGCCAAGGTCGTAACAAACAATCTGAATCGTGTGATTGATGTCAATTATTATCCCACACTGAAGACACAGCGCAGCAATTTCCGTCACAGGCCCGTCGGCATCGGGGTGCAAGGCCTTTATGACGTCTTTATGCTCATGAATATTCCATTCCATAGTGATGCGGCAAAGCATGTTAACAAACACATTTTCGAAACTATTTACCACGCCGCGTTAGAGAAATCGTGTGAGCTGGCGCAGCGCGACGGACCTTACGAGACGTTCGCTGGCTCGCCCGCCAGTAAGGGTATTCTACAGTTCGATATGTGGAATGTGGACCCAACCAACGCCCGGTATGATTGGACCGCGCTCAAGCAGTTGATTATGCAGCACGGAATCCGTAATTCGCTGCTTCTCGCACCGATGCCAACTGCATCTACATCCCAGATTTTCGGATATAACGAGTGCATCGAGCCGATTACAAGTAACATCTATAATCGCAGAACGTTGGCAGGCGAGTTCATCCTTACCAATAAGTATTTGATGAATGACCTCCTCAAGCTGGACCTTTGGAATGAGAAGATGAAAAACAATATCATTGCGAATAATGGTAGTGTTCAGCACATCGAGTCGATTCCCATAGAAATCCGCGAGAAATACAAGACTGTCTGGGAATTACCGATGAAGCACCTCATTGATATGTCGGCCGACCGTGGCGCATATATCTGCCAGAGTCAGAGTTTGAATCTATGGCTAGAGGACCCCAATTATAATACACTCACTTCGATGCACTTCTATTCTTGGTCGAAGGGTCTAAAAACGGGTATTTATTATCTACGCCGTAGGGCGCGCCACCAGGCACAGAAGTTCACTATCGAGCCCGAGAGGAAGCAGAGCGCCGACGGCGAGTGCGAGATGTGCGGTTCTTAGGCTTGCAGTTTTTGAATAGCGCCGGTATATATTGGTGTCGCTGAATCATCTTAATTTCATTCAACAACAAGCGACGCTTCGCTGTCGAGTTACACTTACCCTTACAATATTTAGAAACACTCTTATAGCCTTTACCATTCTTTATGGTAACATTTCGGACGTGCATTTTACCGCCACTCATATGGGTCTGAACACTCTCATAGCTAAAATTCTGACTTTTCATTATATTATATACCTATAAAATATAATGCGTCTCATATATCTTTTCCATGTCCTGATTATTGGTGCCCTCTTCATGTATGTCGGAATCAAGCGAACCGATATACCGATACAAATGTTCCCATTTCTTCTCGGTTTAGGTGCAATCATCATACCATACCATATGTATAAGGCATATTTCAAGAAGAGTGGGTGGGTCAACTACATCCATATTTTTCTGGTGGGACCTCTCCTCATGTATATCGGATATAATGCCGAGAAGACGGAACGCCGCTTCTTCGAACTACTCCTTATGCTTGGGTTCGCCGCCATAGGTTACCATGGATATTATATTTTGGACGAAACGTTAGGAGAGTCGAAGGAAAATAAATAGCCATTATAAATGCCATATAAAATCATATTGTTGGGAGACACAATGGTAGGCAAATCGTCGCTCGTTATACGATATGTATTTCAAATCATATCTGACCGTCAATGCCCGACCATCGGTGCGGCAATGTTCTCCAAATACATCAACACATCCAAATTCAGAGGCCATTTGAATATCTGGGATACTGCCGGGCAAGAGCGATATAAATCACTCGCGCCACTATATTATCGAGGTGCTCATATTGCGCTGGTTATGTATGATATTACATACCCAACCAGTTTCGCGAATGCCAAACAGTGCATTCAACGCCTCCAAAAACACGAAAACCCCCTCATCGCTCTCATTGGAAACAAAACAGACCTCACGGAGATGCGAGCGGTGGAATACGAAGAAGGTAATCAATGGGCGCAAGAAAATGGAGCATTTTTCTTCGAAACAAGTATAAAGAATGATTCGACCGACGTCGTATTTGATACATTACTCGCGATGTTACCATCAGAACCAGAACAAGAACTAGAACCAGTTCTCGATATAATACAAACAAAATCTAGATGCTGTTAGTTATAATTATATTAGTAAAAATACCATATATAAATATTTTTACTAACACCGTATATGTCGCCTCTTACAGAGTTCAATTTCGCATTCGACCGTTTATACCGAGCAAATAAACAGGATGAAATCATCAAAACAATGGGAATTCAACTTCTGCAAAATGAAAATTATAGTCAATTTATGAAGGATGAAATCATTTATAAAATGATGGTCATCTATCCTAAAGACCACTATCTACATTATATAATGGGATTCATGTTGAAAGAACGAACTCCCCTACGCGCCCTATATTGGTTTCGATTGTCATATGAAATAGAACCTCTATTCGAGCAGAATTTGATTGATATGTTGAAGATTTACTTCGATACGGAGAACTTTGACGCTATCGAAAAGATAAACAATGATAATGACGGGATTTTATACAAGTTGACCGACTGCCGTTTCCGTCTTTTGGTCTCCGCATATGAAGCCAAACGCAGGAATTACGAGAAGTCGATAGAGCTTGTCCATAAAATTGTAGATGACCCGAAAGACGTCCCATTAGATATTCTTTACCTATGTTATTCGAATGTCGGCGTGACATACAACGACATCGGCCGAAATGACAAAGCCATCGAACATCTCGAGAAATCGATTGCAGTGTATGAACGCACTCCATTCGAAATGCGACGCGAACTGAAAAACACATTCGACAATCTATTCTTGACCTACGATTACACATATTACGAGCACAAGAAGCTGAAGCAGATGTATGAAACTTTCGACAAATCTGTTGGAAATATACAAAAATTCAACCATTCGCTCCGACCCAAAAAGAATAAAATCCATATTGGGTATGTGTCCGGAGATTTCAACTTCCATGTCGTTGTCAATTTCATTTTACCGATGTTATACAACCATACGAGCGATTTCAAGGTCTTCTGTTTCACCATGAATACCCTATGCGATACATCCTATCAGACGCATGTCCCGAACGTGGAATTCCACGACCTCAGTGATATGAATACAAATGAATCTGCCGAGCTTATCAACAAACTACAAGTCGATGTGCTTATCGACCTTTCTGGACATTCTGCGAGAAATCGGCTTGAGATATTCTCGTTGAATCCGGCACCTGTGCAGATGACGTATTTGGGATTCCCCAACACGACGGGGATGTCCGCCATGCATTATAGGATTACCGATTCTATCGCCGACCATCCTTATAGCAAGCAATATTACAGCGAAAAGATGCTTCGTATGCCTAAGTGCTTCCTGTTATTCCAGCAGGTATATGCGAATTATAGTATTACGCCACGCAAAACCCCGAAGGATGCCATCGTCGTGGGTTCTCTCAATAAAGAGACGAAGACGTCGATTGCCACTCTCGAAGTCTGGCGCGAACTGATGGCGACTTGTCCCAAAATCAAAATGCTGGTTCTTTTGAAGACAAACACCGATACCCGCCGCAAGTTTTACTTGGACAAGCTCAATGTCCCTGCAGACCGCTTCATATTCGTTCCATTCGTGGAATCCGAGAATGGATACTTGGACCTATTTGCACAGATTGATATCATGTTGGACCCATTCCCATATTCAGGAACTACCACGTCGTGCAAGTCGCTCGACAATTCCATTCCGATAGTATCAAAATACCATAAGGATTATCATTCGCATAATGTCACTGCGTCGCTCCTCATTAACTGTGGATTCCCTGAACTGGTCGCATATTCGAATGCCGAGTATATTGATATCGTAAAAAAATTATCCGAAGACCCAGACAAACTCGATGAATATAAGACGACTATCAAACCGAAATTCAAGGAACTGATGAACCCCGTTGTATTCATGAAACAGTATGAAAATCTGATTCGTCAAACCCTGGCGTAGAAGATGTTCTCGTAATAAAGAACGTCTTCCGATGAGTTATTATTGTCAATCTTCTTAATCGTATATCGCGTCATATCTATAGGTTCAATATTATGTCCAATAAATTCTGCAGTGAAAATCTGCAAATACGAATTTGCTTCCCGTATCGGTAAATTGACATAATAATCATACGATATCGTGTCGAATCCGTTCCCGCTAATGTCTAAATAAAATTTCACACTTTCTATCTTTGGCATCTTATTCAACATTGCGAATCTCGGGTCATCTGCTGGAATACGCCAAATGAACTTACCGTTTCCGGTGCCTCTACCCAACCTCCAATTACCATGCCCACCGATAGTGAGAATCTCGTAGACAACATCCTCCGGCAAGAGTGCGCCCAAGTCTTTGTCGAATTGCATTGTTTTAGTTTTAGTTTTTGTTTGCAGATTCTATTTTTATTTTAAATTCAATTTTATGGAAATCCCATGCGCACATCCACGTCTACTATATATTTCTCATACAACTCGTTCGCATAATCAATCAGATTGTCATTTATGTATCGCACCCATTCGTCAGGTATAGTGGCCCGGTTCATGCATTTCGTCATTAATATATAAAACATATCATCCTCATTAATATCAGTTTTCGCTCCGATTTCATACATCACACATCTACCGGCCATGATATCAAATGCGGTAATCACTATAGCCCATATATCTGTTAGCACTAGGTCGCATGGTAGTGCTTGGAGTAGTTCCGGCGCTCGCCAATAAATCGACTGCATATATTCGTGCCGCTCCAGCAATTCGCCCACCGGTTCCGATAATCCGAAATCAATCATTCGCACTTTAGGTTCTCCGTCAATAATGTCCAGTAGGATATTCTCCGGTTTAATGTCGCCATGAACATATCCAGTCACCGCATGGATAGTCTTTACTGCGTCGAATATATCCTCAATTATCTTGATGGTTCGCACATTCGTATTGGCATCGTGTTCTTTCCAATCAAATGCCTTTATATGATGGCGTTCGAGGACCATTACCCATGATGTGTCTTGCCATCCGGCGCCATATAATTTGCCGACTACCCCCGTATCCTGAAGCTTACTAATCATACTGTATTCCTTCATGAACCCACGCCAATCTTCATACTGTTTGCTTATCTTGGATTTTTCGATATAGGTAAATTTCTTGATGGCCACGTGTTTTGAATTCAGTTTCCCACTATATACTGTGCCGTAGGAACCCGACCCCAATTTTTCCGTTGATGTTACAAGCGACGAGATGTCCAATGATTCCTTTGGCTTGTCTATATAAGCGTCGAAGAATATGTAGCTGATTAGGTCGATTTCTCTAAATATGGTTTCCAAATTGGCGCACTCATTCTCAACCAGTTTGCTTACGGCGAGAATATGTCGCTTGTTGTCGGAGTATCTTGAAATATAATTCAGCCAAACTGTAAATACCGCTACAGTATTATATGCGTATCCTGGAAACCTACGCTTCAATAGACTGGCGATGTATTCGTTGCGTTCGTTCATTTTTTGCGATTCGAATACTTGCATCTTATAATAAATCAATTTTATTATAAAGTGACTTATGGATTTTATTATATATACTAAAAAAGGAATGACAGAATTAACTATACTCGAATGTCCTCATCCTGATTGCAAACAGACGATTGAAGTCGTCGAAATGAACTGCCGTATATTTAGGTGTGGTGTTTTCAAGCACGATTTCAAGCAAATCGACCCACATCTGCCCAAAGCGCAATGCGACAAACTGGTGGCAGATGGCGTTATATATGGTTGTGGGCGACCATTTCAGATTGTTTTAGATGCGAGTGGGTGTAACCAGGTTATTATTTGTGGTTACATTTAGTTTGCAATCTATCATATTGAATTCTAGGTCGAAACACATAGTTTCCGTTCCCTTTTTCAGGTCCTTGTATTGCTCGAATAATTCCAGTGCTTTCTCGAAATATTCGTTTTGAGAGAACCCCGTTTGTATAGATACACATGTCCCGTGCTTCAACCATTCATGTTCGTAGAGCGCTATAGTATCATTGAATGTGCAGTCATACCAGTTATCGAGTAAGCTTTCGTATTTGGGCGATTTTTTTAGTTCTTCCAGGCTGAAGGGTGTTTCGCCACAATAACTGGGATAACTTGTCGCATCATAATCGGGCCACAAACCGTGTATTTTATAATCTATCGAGCACCAATTCTGAAGCGCTAAACAGTAATACGAATATAACTTCATATATATTAATGCAGTTATAAAATTGATTGAACCAAAAATAAAGACACAAAGACAAAACAAAATAAAATAAAATGACACCAACACCGAGCGCGGAGGTAATGAACGAACTGATTGCTTGGTATAATTATCATCGCATCGAGGTTTGTGTAGGTTCTCGATATGTCAATTGTGTTTATACAAACCAGCCGAGGTTGAAGCACTATTATAGAGAACGCGTTTGTTCCGAAGTCATGAGTTTTTACGAATATTGCTTTCCTCAAGAAGAATTGGAATTTGTTTAGTAAATAATTTCTTTAAGTAGGAAAATCAATAAGTCTTAAAAGTCTTGGGAAGGAATCATTATTAATAGGTTGTTTTGAAAATTGGACATTTATAAAATGTCCAAAAATAAATATGCAAGGACCTCTTCTGGTCGATTTTCACATTGTGAGCATGATGCTTTGATTTCTGTTTTTTTTTTAAAAGTCTGACAGCATACTATTTTTCGATTCGTAAAATTCTTCACTATTTTCTGTTGCCATAATATACAACAAATGGCAACAAAGTTTAGTGAAAATAGTGAAAATGATGTATATAAATTCGATTGTAAATTATGTGACTATAAATGCTCTAAGAAGCAATATTTTAAACAACATTGTGAGAGCATAAAACATAAAAATCGCGTTGGCAACACATTGGCAACAGAAAATAGTGAAAATAGTGCAGCTACAAAATGTGATATTTGTAGTAAAGTATACAAGGACCGAACCGGATTATGGAAACACAAAAAGAAATGCGTGAAAACCAACCCTACAACCATCATAGACAAGATATTAGCAGAGAACCAAGAATTACGGGCCTTTATGGTGGAACAATCAAAGGAGTATTCGAGGGTTCTCTTAGAACAGCGTAAAGAAACTTCTGAAATTATGAATAAAGTGCTCGAACTTTCGAAACCTGGTAATATGACCATAAATAACACTAATAACAGTAATAATAAATCATTCAATATCAATCTCTTCTTGAACGAACAGTGTAAGGATGCATTTAACTTTACCGAGTTCGTAAATAATATCAAGATTTCCTACCAGGATCTGGAGAACAATGCACAACTTGGTTTCGTGCAAGGCATTTCCAAGATATTCATGGATAATCTAAAACAACTCGATATTAGTGAACGACCGATTCATTGTACTGACGTGAAACGGGAAACCATGTACATCAAAGATGAAGATAAGTGGAATAAAGAGGTAGATGATTCTAAGTTACAGAAGGCAATTCAAACAGTGTCTTATAAAAGTATGGGAAAACTAATGGAATGGAAACAGGAGAACCCAGACTACCAGGACGCAGATTCCGAGTTCTCCAAGCGATGCTTGGATATGCAAAGACAATCGCTCGCTGGAAGCGAACGTGAAGTATACTATCCGAAAGTCATCCATGCCCTTGCAAAGGAAACCATGGTGGATAAGTAGTTTTGCTTTTCTTTAAGTAGGAAAATCAATAAGTCTTAAAAGTCTTGGGAAGGAATCATTATTAATAGGTTGTTTTGAAAATTGGACATTTATAAAATGTCCAAAAATAAATATGCAGCCTCCAAAATTATCGAAAAATCGCATTGTTAGCATTATGCTTTGATTTCTGTTTTTTATTTATTTTTTTGTTAGCATAATATTTTTTGTTTTTATACTTCGGCGGAATATTTAGAAACTTTTTATCGGAAGATATTACAGAGAATGTCCGATAAAAAGTTTCCAAATATTCCGCCCGTTTTTTTCTGTAAAAAATGTGACGTAACATGTAGCAAAACTAATGATTGGAACCGACATATACTGACAGCAAAACACAAAAAACACGATATTTCCGATGAAAAAGTTTCAAAAGTTTCCGCTTTTTCCGCCTGCGAGCCATGTGGATATAAATGTAACAAAGAATCGCTCTGGAATAAGCATATACTTACTGCAAAACATTTAAAAAATGTTTCAGGAATAGAGGTAGTTGGTCATTCGTGCGATATTTGTAATCGCATGTATAAATGTTATTCGAGTTTATGGTCACACAAGAAAAAATGCGTAAAAGCTGACCCTACAACCATCATAGACAAGATATTAGCAGAGAACCAAGAATTAAGAACTTTTATGATAGAACAATCAAAGGAGTATTCGAGGGTTCTCTCAGAACAACGTAAAGAGACATCTGAAATTATGAATAAAGTGCTTGAACTGTCGAAACCTGCAAATATGACCATAAATAACACTAATAACAATAACAACAAATTCAATATCAATCTCTTCTTGAACGAGCAGTGTAAGGATGCATTTAACTTCACTGAGTTTGTAAATAATATAAAGATTTCCTATCAAGACCTGGAGAACAATGCACAACTCGGTTTCGTGCAAGGCATTTCCAAGATATTTATGGATAATTTGAAACAACTCGACATTAGTGAACGACCGATTCATTGTACCGACATAAAACGCGAGACCATGTATATTAAAGACGAAGACAAGTGGACGAAAGAGGTAGATGATTCTAAGTTACAGAAGGCAATCCAAACGGTGTCTTATAAAAGTATGGGTAAACTAATGGAATGGAAACAGGAGAACCCAGACTACCAGGACGCAGATTCCGAGTTCTCCAAGCGATGCTTGGATATGCAAAGGCAATCGCTCGCAGGAAGCGAGCGTGAGGTCTATTATCCGAAAGTCATCCATGCTCTCGCGAAGGAAACCATGGTGGACAAATAGAGTAAGCGACGGCGACAGCGACGACATCAATTGATAAATAATATATCAATTGATATAAAGACACAACGTATAATATAGTATAAGATGAGCTCAGTTTGCGACCTAGGCACAATTCGTAATATTATTCGTGGAGTTGATGTTCCATCACCACACACCCTAATTGCAGAAGTAATAGACGACGGAGAACATTCCGGTTCGTCAAAAATTTTTATAGATTTTAATACACATGATAAAAAGATTATCATTGGATTCGAAAACCCAGCAACAGAGGACCAATTAGATAAAATGATTACCTGGAACCCATCATCAGGCATTCACCACACGTCAAAAATTTCAACCTGTGGTCAGGGTTTAAAATACTACGAATTTCGTGCTCGCGGAGAACATACGCATGCAACAAGGACATTTGACGAAGAAAGTGGAAAATATATGTTCAAGACGTCATTCATCAATAGTAGTAATATTTATAAGGCAGCAAACTCTGCAGACATATCGGAATCAGCGTTTAGTGAGATTTTAAGAAAAAATACGGGGTATGTTACTTGTTCAGACGAGATTATATCGACTATTGGGGATATATTTACCAATAAAGAGAATATTTACCCGTTTCAAGCCGAAACAATTTTCAGCGCCAAAAACATAAGCAATGATAAATTATTGGAATGGTTTAATGAAGATGACAATATCAAGAATCTCAATAAGGAGTTAACAAACAAATATTTCGAAGAAATCAAGATGGGAAAACTAATCATATACATTAAGTATCCGGGGAGAGAATTTTGCGAACTTGGAAAAGATTGCAATACAGATGTTATTGGTAGCACAAATCAACAAAATCGTCATGTTACTGAATTATATTACGTGAAGGACTTGTTCGATAAATTTAAGAAGGGCGATTACATTATTCGAATCAAAAATACAATGTTTCAAATTCAGAAAAATGGTAATAGTTGGGCGAGGAATATAACATACGTCAAGGATTGTGATATGCCCAAACTTATATTGCAGTTCACATTTACACAATATACTATAAGTAATACATCAGATGAAGATGATAAGATTCTCAAACGCTTTATTGTCGGAACATCATTGGAAGACTATTGCGGTATCTATCTAAAAATAGGCGATAAGTTTATCGATGGTAAGCCAATTGCATCTTCATTGACAAAGCGTAACTTACAGGGCGCACGACTTTATCGCGGAATATTAAATCTCGAAAATCCTGAAGTAACCAAATCTATGTTAGGTATACATGGATTGAAATCCGAATTCAATTTGACTCATATGATTTCACTTGAGATTATTATTAAGCAGTGCTGCGCAATCTATAAGACTTTTTGTTCTAAATACAATAATTTTCCCCCAGCTTTTGATACAATTGAACCAGACACATATTGTATTGTTAAGACAAGTAACGAGAAGACTACTCGAACTACCAAACCAGGACATAATTATCTGCGAGTTGTTGGTAAACATTTTTACAAGTTTGGTATTACATATGAAAAAAATAGAACAAATCGCATATTCAACACATATTCTATAAACGATGTTGAAAAATTGAGACAAGCTTTTCCGGACGAGGACATTTTTCCGCCCGACAAATGGTATTATGAATATCTTTCTCCAATGTTTAATGCACATGCATCAACCGAACAGAAGGTTAAGGAAGATATTATGAAACGTCAAGACGTAATATGCTATGACCAGATGATAGGCGACGATACTCGCGAATATTTTCACTGTGAAGACCCCGATACTTTACGCGAAATCAAGCAGATTATGATTAGCGAAAGTTCATAAACTCAATAAAATGGACTTTGCACATTAGATTATAAAAATGTAATGTGTAAAATAAAGTCATCGTTTCATATTCTTCAAATCATAGTAAGCACATAGCCTCTCCGAATGAAGCATGTCGAAATCCGCATTCATCTTCTCCAATGTCTGCTTCATTTCCTTATAGCGACCATTTAGTTTGCTATATTCCTTCTTCTTTTTTTCATATTCCGCCTTACGCTCTATGCGGTCAAATACTTCTCGTATATCTTGCTCATTACTATGACTCTGTGCGAACGTCTCGAGCTTGTGTAGGAAATTGACATTCAAACGGTATAGAATGGTCCGCGGCATATAACTATAATATGTGTATATTTTTATATCATTATACTATAAATTATGACAAAAACGCGTAATAATCGGAAATCAAACTTTAGACGGACACAACGGAAACGCGGAGGGGGGACTGGTACTTCGACTAATAAAAGCGCCCCATTTGATACCACAAGGTTAGCTGCAGCAGTATCGCGAAGACAACAAGAAGAAGAAAGGGAGAAAGCATCACAACAAAAGAAGAAGAGTGCGATGTATCAATCATTTGCAGAAGCAGCTAAAAAAAAGAAAGATGAGGAAGCTAAAAAAAAGGAAAAAGAAGAAGCTGAAAAAAAAGCAAAGGAAGAAGCTAAAAAAGCTAAAAATGCGAGAAAGGAAGAAGCTAAAAAAGCTGAAAATGCGAGAAAGGAATCGGCCAAACTACAAAAAATGGCAATATCACAGCTTCCTCCTATCCCGGAAACTCCGAAATCTAAATCTCCGGATGAGTCAAGCGAACCACCGCCTACTACCAAGTCTCCGTCTCTGTCTCCATCTCAATCTTTGGCTGCTCTACCTCCTGCTCCCAAACCAGATGAGGTTATACCTCCAAACTCTGAATCTCAATCACTAGCCGCGAGTGAACTACCACCTCCCGCTCCCAAATCAGATGAGGTTCTACCTGTCACTAAAAAAATAATACAAAAAACACCTGCTAGACAGGCAAAGCGTGCATTGGATGTTGCATTGAAACTTGAATTAAAAAATAAACACGAGGCAGAATTAAAACAAAAACAAGAATTAGAGAACGCATTACAACTACTCGATAGGGAGCTAGAAACGACTAAAAATACATGCATTTTAGTCAAGGACGTTTTTTATATCGACAAAGAAACAGACAAACAGGCAGACAAACTATTACAAGTCAATTTATGCAAATGTTTTTTCATATTGGGCCGTGTATCACAAATACTAGAAGATTTGAACTATAAATTTATGCTGGTTCTGAAAGGCACACGAGCCATGTTATTGGCAGCAAAGGACGTAGTAGCAAGGTTAAAGCCAACACGCCCAGGCGTTTCATCATTGGATAATGAATTATTCAAAACACTAGATGTCGATGGAACTCTACAACTTCGTAATGGAGTTGAAACACCGGAATCAAGAGAGGAACGCAAAGAATTGGCAACTGACATATTTAAACTAATACAAAAACACATCGGAGAAGATAAAATGTCAATACTCCAACCGATGGCTGAAACCGCCGCTGATAGCATAGAAACAATCGGCGCCAGAGTAGTAAAATTGTCATATAAAAACCCAAATGGCGGAGTTACAGCAATATCCGATTTAGGGTTTAGTCAAATTATGCATGATTATTATGCCGATGCGTTGCAAGTAACCACAGTCGAAGTCGAAGACCATAAATTGCACTATAGATTTCCTTCGCTAGAAGACCAAGAGAGGGAAAAGGCGGCATTTTTGGAAAAATTCAAACAACAATGGGCCGCCGGCGACCATAGCGACAAGTCGTTATTTAATATTCAACATTTCACAAGGAATCTGAATAAGATACGCACACTGCTAGGTAAAGAGTCAATTGAAATGCCATCTGCGAGACCGGTGCAATCTGTTGAACAGTTACAAGCTAAAAAGGTCGTATTAGTAGGGCTATTGGCAACGCAAAAAAGCGAAGAAAAAAGAAAATTGATAGTAGAACAACTAGAATCAATTAATGAACAATTAAAATGAACGCCGCGCGCACATTCTATATGAAAACGGTGAAACCCGTCACCACGGGTGCGACAATTATATCGATGTATTCAGGCGGATACAGCGCGGGAGCAACAGATTTGATATACAAAAAGACCAATACGCCATTCATTCCATTCGCGTTAGATATCGCATTTTGTGCTGTTATAGGTAGTTGTATTGGAATAACATACCCAGTCAGTGTTCCGATATTATTGGCATACGAGTATTATCAAAATTGATTTCTGTTATTATTGTTTTTTATTTAAAATACAATAATACTAATGTCTATATCATGGATAATCGCCGCCGGAATCTATAAGCAATATGCACAGAAAATGGCCGTGGTAACCGTATGCACCGAGGTATATGTATGTGGCTATATTAATGCTATGGACGACGTTTCAAAAAATACGAAAAAGTCATTTATGCGCAACATTGCTAACATGGCAGTAAGCAGTGGTATAGGTTTAATGAAAGCAGCTGTGTTCCCAATTTATATACCAGCTACATGTTTATATATACTATGGAATAAAAAATAATTTATTTGCGTATTATACATGCGATCATTTTCATTTTTATTCTCATTTTTCCATTGTTGTTGTTGGCCATTTAAAAAGTCAAACCCTGCCCCTCACATATCACTGGACGATGATAATACTATTTTCTTAGGACCAACATCAAATTATGTTACATGTGAGGTTTAGACGTCCTCTAGCGGCATATCAATGCCTAGCGCAAGCTTCAAATAACATCGCATGCAAACCATCGTATCGACCAGCGCGTCGTGCAAATCCGACGGCACATAATCGAACAGCCGGAAGTGCAATTCGGAAAGCTTCGGTGATTTCTTCCACCTACCACCCTTCTCATTAGTAATATAGAGGTTGCAAATATCCTTCCCCTTATTCATCGTGCAGACAGTTTCAATGTTGTTCACATCATTGAAAGTGTCATTGAACATCATCGTAATCGTCGGAATCCTGCGTAGCAAATGCATATTACGCAGAACTTCGATTTCAATCATCTTCCGGTCGAACGCGATATTATGCGCCACAACACGGTCAACTGACATATATGCCTCGTGGAAATCGGCGAGGGCGCGCTCAATCGGAATGCCACGCAAATTACAGGTCTGCTTGGTAATACCATTAATCTCGCTCGCCTTGGGTGAAATCACCACGTCATCGGCAATCCGAATGTATTTGTTGTATTTCTGCACAATACACTTCTTATTGACATCATAAATCACAAAACTCAGTTGCAGAATATAGGGATAGTCGCCGATAGCGGGAAACGGTAGACCGCTCGACCGGTCAATCTTGGGAACGAGACTGCTGGTCTCCGTGTCGTAAGCCATAATAAGGGATACCATCGTAGATTATTTAGTGTTTAGCTTGGTTTGTGTCAAATCTGATGTAAAATAATTATTCAATCAATTTTGTAATATAAAATAATCCTTCTCTTACAATGATAGAAATGTGTATAACATTCGTTTCATGTTTTTTCCATATTTACGAAAAGGATTACGACACAAACAAAACATTGGAATGGCGTATCGAACGCTTCCGAGAGATTGCGAGCACTGGAATCAAACTATGTGTTTATGTAAATCCCGAGCTATTGGCGATGATTCCTAGGGAATATGAGAATGTTATTGTCGTCGAGATGCCGACAACTCAAATCGAGTGCTTATGTGCAAACAAGGAATTGGAACTCCCACAACAACGTAATATCCAGAAAGATACCCATAAATATATGTGTCTGATGAACGCGAAGACCGAGTTTGTGGCCGACGCCATCGAGCGCAACCCATGGAACTCGACACACTTCGCATGGATAGATTTCAATGTATCGTATATTTTCAAAAATGGAGAAAAAGAGAGAACCCTGCGCTTCCTAAAAGAGCTCGATTTATACAAGCTCCCCGACCAATGCATGATGATTCCGGGTTGCTGGACTCCATACGATAACGTGCATATCGCGCATGTCACGGAATGTATCTTCTGGCGGTTTTGTGGTGGGTTTTTCATCGGCGATGCAAACTCCCTACTGAAATTCGATAGCTTATATAGACAGAATTTCGAGACCTTCCTACAGAAATACAATAAGCTCACATGGGAGGTAAATTTCTGGGCATGGCTCGAAGCGAACACAGATTGGAAGCCTACATGGTATAAGGCCGACCATAACGATAGTATAATCACGAATCTACCCTGTGCAAATCTGGCCATGGTTCTCTCTTCATCCCCCGTCAGTGAAATCACCCACTACGACTACCCAGCGGTCTCGCTATTCCATCCCAGCTCGGCATCGTATTTGAAGATAAACGGAGAACACATATTGAATACACGATATGTGAACTATTTTTTCAATGGGGATGGGTCATATTTATTCTATGATGGTTCTCGTGTGATACAAAACAAGAATTTTTGCTCGCGCCTGGTCTTCGAGAATGGGACGTCGATACCCGCAGATTACGAGGAAATGAATGAAAATACCATCGACTTACCGAGATACCCGATGTATTCGCGAGGTATCGAGGATATCCGCTTATATGAACGGAATGGTAAGGCGCGCTATATTGCAACATCGGTAGGGTATCATACGACGGGTGGGAATCGCATGGTGGTCGGAAACTACGACTACAAACGTCGAGCATATTCGGATTCGCGCATCATCGCGCCACCGACGGATACCTATTGCGAGAAGAATTGGGTGCCACTACCAGGGGAGCGCGAACTGTTCGTGTATAAGTGGGCGCCACTCGAAATCGGCGAAATTGATGAGAACCAACAACTTAAAATTATCCAGACACACGCGGAAACTACGCGGTTGCCATTTTTCGATAGGATGAAGGGGTCGACACAATTTATCGAACATAATGGGGAATTAATAGGGGTCACGCATTTTAGCGAAGATGCGAAAGTGAGAAGATATTTCCATATGCTGGTTGTTTTAGATAAATCTACGTATGCGCCATTGAGATATAGCCAGCCGTTCGTGTTTGAGAAGTTCGCGATAGAATTCTGCATTGGGTTCGACATTTCGGACGACAAATATAGGTTTTGGATTTCCAGATTTGATAGAGACCCGGCATTATTCGAAGTAAAGACGCATATTATTTCTTTTGTGAATATATATGCAAAGTCGGAAGAAACAAAAACAGAATAAGAATAAGAGGAACAAGGGACATACATTTAAAAACAAGACGGCGAGAGGAGGAGTATTATTTAACAACCCATTCGGTAAACAGGCTTCTGCAATGCGTGCTGCAAATAAAGCATCAAGCATGAAAGTTACGCCGTCAATAATAAACGACCTCGATATTAACACGAAGGTTTTATATGAAAATGCCGCATGGAAAAATACCATTGTTCCAAAGATAGACATAAATAAATATGATTCTGCCAATAATCCAGAAAAGGAAATAGAATATGCTTTATTTTTATCGCTCAAAGAATTAATGCCAGATTTAGATGAATCGTTGAAACCATATGATGATGGTGATGTCAAAAAGAATGAATGGCGTGGATGGACATATGCAAAACTAATGTGTATTATTGAAATTTTGGATAAAGACCCCACGCCTACTACAGTGACCGAAGCATTCATAGATAAAGAATTCGACATGACAAAAGTAACGGATTTTGGAACAGCACAACATATTGACAAAATAATATCCAAAATAAATGGAATATTAAAGAAACCGGATAGTTCAAAAGAAGCTGCAGATAAAAACCAAACAAAACTAGAAGTATTGAAACGTATAAAGAGTTGGTTTGAGTTGGTTCGATTATCGGTTGATAAATATAAACGAGATTATACGAAAATCGCAAAGTCGGTGGCTCAAGGAGTTAGTAAGGGACTTTCTAAGACCGTTGAAGGAGTTAGTAAGGGACTTTCTACGGCTGTGGCATCTCTAGCATCCGATCCGCGTATACATATAAATAATCTAATTGAACAGATTCAAGCTATAAAATCAGAATCAATGTATATCAAAAATCTTATAAAGGAATGTCTGGAGGAAGGTTCTAATAACTTTAAATTTGACGGAGTAGTATGGAATACTGCAGATGAAGCTGTAAAGACCGTTATTCAAAATACGGCCAAAGAAGCAAAAACATACTATACTAAAAAATACGAGTATATAAATAATGAAAACATAATAATTTTACAAGAGAAAGACCGGTTAAAAATATTAAAAACCAACATCGAAAAATCAAATAAGACTGATTCAGAAAAACAATTATTGATTGAAAAGTCAGATGAAATAAAGTTAGATGAATTGTCAGGTGATGAAATACATAAAGCAATCGATCCAATAGAATTAGAACTAAGTCTCACTGGTCAAAAAGGAGGACAAAAAAACGGAGAGGATGGGAAGGATGATGAGGATGGGAAGGATGATGAGGATGGGAAGGATGAGGATGATGAGGATGGGGATGATACGAATGATGGGGGTGTGAAGGATAATATATTCAACAAAATAATTGCCAAGGGCTTACCTTCATTAGAATTCGTCGAACCACTGACGCTTACACAATTCAAAAAGAGTTTCGCTGCATTAACTAGTAAAAAGGCAAATGTCAGCATGATTGGTGTAAGCGCCAAACTTGGACGGGAAATAAATATACCAAATGAATCAGTTAATGATTTTCATATAACACTTAAAAAATATATAGCATTCTTATTAGACATTGTTACACAGGTAAATGTTAAACAAGAAATAAGTGTATTATCCAAGAATGCATACTTTGGTTTACTAAAAGAACACATTACTTTGATTGAAAAGTTACTTGAGCAGATTCCAAATGATGAAATTACTGAAAGCTTGAATCAGTTGAAAAATATCATAGACCCTCCAGCCAAACTCGAAGAAAGAATCGATTATGCTAATGCACAACCACAACAACAACAACCACTAGTTAATGCTGCTTCTGAAGATGATGCTGCTTCTGAAGCTGATTCTGTTAATGAAATCACAGCACAACTACAATCTGCATTAACAGAAATAGAGAGACTCAAAGTAGAACTTGCTGATAAAAAACCAACGGCATCAGAACCCAAAAAAGAATACGAAACCTATAACATTACTGATGAAGATACAAACGATATACCTCTATTAACAGATAAATCAAAGGAGGATTACATGTTGCATGTTGTAATGGGCACCGATAAAGTAAGATTATGGTATGAATCAACAAATGATTCAGTTACAACTACAAAATATGAGGTTACCGGAGACATTGGTTTTAAAGACGCTAAAAATAAGTTAGAAAAGGATTTAACTGAACTTATTGGTAATCAAATTTCAAGACCGGTCGAGGAGGCGGCGGGAGAGGAAAATGGAGAGGAAAATGAAGAGGAAAACGCTAATCTCTAAAACTACTCTTCGCCCGATACTTCAATAAATCCACAAGACCCTTGTTGGTCGTAGGGAATTCACCCACACCATACAAATCCTGCAACAGAAGCCACTCGAACAACCCGCCCGCATAAATATACACATCGACCACACCCAGTGCACGCAACTGCGTTTGTTTCTGGTCCACCGACGCATCACACGAATTCCGGCCATATATGATGACTGGCAAATCCGGCGTATTATAATCGTTCAACTGTGCATTAATCACGGTCTCTTCGCGGTCCATCGGAATCGTTCCATGAATCAGAATATCTTGCTCTCCACTCGGTAGCGTATTTATCAAAAGATATCGTCCACTATTCTGTATTGCAATTTTAATGTCTTCAAAACCAACCAATCGTTTAGGCGGCGATTGAAATAAAAACATTCGTCTATTTATCATACATCCATTATTTTTATATCATCATATTGTATAAAAACAATGTTCTCGAAGTTGTTGAAGAAGGTTCTCCGAACCGCCAAGCGCACATTCGGTGGGGAGCAAAAGCAGAAGCAGAAACAGAAACAGAAACAAAATAAAACTATGAAAAAGAGGTCGAAAACTAAGGGAGGGTGAGGTTACGACAAATAAGCGGCCTCTATAAAATGGTCGATGTTCGTATTACACAGAAGTGGCGTGAAATCGTTAATCTTCGCATCGTCCCAGTCCCACCATCGAATATGCAGTAATTTGTCGATTTGTTCTCGTGTAAACCGATACCGAATTAATGTCGCAGGGTTTCCGCCAACTAATGAGTATGGTTCGACATTCTTAACTACATGACTACCAGCCGCTATAACAGCACCATCACCAATCGTAACTCCCGACATAATTCGAACATGGTTTCCTATCCATACATCGTTGCCGATAACCACATTGCCTTTTGTCGCCGGATGACCAGTCCCGTCAAACTTATTAAAGACCGATTGATGTATAGTTCCAAATGGATATGTAGTAACCCAATCGGTGCGATGGTCGCCGCCCAAATATATGACTAAATCGCCACCTAGAGAACAGAACTTTCCAACAGATGTCGTGGCACTACTACCACTATGAACCACCTGTGAATTTTCGGCGCCATACGTGTATTTTCCAACGGGCATTTTATTATATATTTCAACTAAAAATGTGCATAATTTACGCATTGAATGACGAGTATTCTACAAATACTCTGAAAAATGAAAAATTGAAATGCACCATACCGATTCCATTATAAATCAAATACATCTATAATGGACCTTAAACAAACCAAACTCACCAAAACCGAATGGAACAACACCGAAGTCCCTGTGTCGGACGACGAAATGCGTGTTCTCCAACTCATCAAGGACGGATTCAACGACGTGAATATCAAGTCCAATGTCAACCAATCGATGTTTCAGCTCGTGAAAATCGAGGTAAGCCCGGAGAACGAAGCCTATTTATACACACAATATTTCGAGAAGGATGTCAAATCCACAATAAAAAAATACGGCGACGGACTCGTAACATACGTCCCGTCGCTAGTTCAGATAAAACAACCGAAGAAGGTCGATGTCATTCGCCTCCAGAACATGGACGCCACCATCGAGTCCAAGCGCGAAATCATTTTCGAATACGTGATTTTGGATTTGGCGCGGTCCATTCTGAAGTCCATCGTAAACAAGACGTCCAAATATGCTCTGGCGCTCTACACGGCGATTCAGCTCAAGAAATGCACGATTCCGAATGTCAGTAAGTATGTCACAGAGTTCGTGGACCAGGTCATCAAGATTGCGAATGACATGACGTCGATTGCCAGTGTGATTCATCGCGCATACGAGTTCATTGAGAAGAATCCCACGCTCCTGAAATACGAGGATGCGACTCTCTTCCAACATCAGAAGCAGCTGTTCACCATTTTCAAGCAGAAGCCTACTACTCCGAAGCTGGTCCTCTATATTGCGCCCACGGGAACGGGAAAGACCCTGTCGCCCATCGGTCTTTCGGAGAATTTCCGCGTCATCTTCATCTGTGTATCGCGCCATGTCGGCCTGGCGTTGGCGAAGTCTGCCATCAGTATGAACAAGAAGATTGCGTTTGCGTTCGGCTGCGAGACCGCGTCCGATATTCGTCTCCACTTCTTCGCATCGGCGAATCATACGAAGAATACGAGGACGGGTGGGATTTGGAAGGTGGACAACAGTATCGGCACCAAAGTCGAGATTATGATTTGCGATGTCCAGTCCTACTTGACGGCGATGCATTATATGTTGGCTTTCAATGAGGAGGAAAATATTGTGACCTATTGGGACGAACCGACGATTACTATGGATTATGAAGAGCACGAGCTTCACGCGAAGATTCACCAGAACTGGAATGAGAATAAGATTTCGAAGATGGTGTTGTCGTGTGCGACGTTACCCCAGGAAGCTGATATTATGGAGACGATTTGTGACTTCCGCATGAAATTCGATTGTGCGGACATCCATACGATTAATAGTTATGATTTCAAGAAGACGATTTCGGTTCTGAACAAAGATGGAATGTGTGTGTTACCACACTTGTTATATGGGGATTATAGGGAGTTGTTGAAGTGTGTCCGTCACTGTGAGACGAATCGGACACTGTTGCGGTATTTCGACCTTTCGGAGATTATTCGGTATATTAAATATGTGAATAAACAGGGTATGCTGGATGCCGATTATAATATTGACGCTTATTTCACGAGCATTTCGGACATTACGATGAATACATTGAAGCTGTATTATTTGGAGTCACTGAAGCATCTAGATGCAGACCGTTGGGCCGACGCGCATGCCGAGCTGACGAAGACCCAAGAGCCGAAGTTCGAGAAGGCGGGGGGAATCAAATTGACCACGAGTGATGCGTGCACACTCACCGATGGTCCCACGATATTCTTGGCGGACGATGTGGAGAAAATCGGGAAGTTCTATATCCAGAACTCGAGTATTCCTGCGTCCGTGTTTGATAGCATCATGAAGCGGCTCGATGTGAACAACGATTTGCAGGAGAAAATCACGAAGCAGCAACAGATACTGGATGACAAGCTGGGGACGAGTAAGGATACGACGGAAGAAAAGGACACGGATAAGAAGAATGCGCGGCGCGAGAAGTTCGACCCCGAAATTAGTAAGATAGTCAGCGCCCTAGATAAACTCAGGCAACAGATTCAGAGTGCGAATTTGGAAGCGAAATATATCCCAAATTCGAAAGAACACCAGAAGGTGTGGACAAGCACGCCCGTCGACAACGCGTTCGTGCCGCGCATCGAGGAATCGACGGTGAAGGAGATTATGGAGCTCGACGTGGACAACTCGATGAAAATCCTATTGTTGTTGGGAATTGGTATGTTTGCGACGAACCCGAACACACAGTATATGGAGATTATGAAGCGGCTTGCGTATGAACAGCGACTGTTCTTGATTATCGCATCGTCGGATTATATTTATGGAACAAACTATTCGTTCTGCCATGGATTTATTGGGAAGGATTTGACACATATGACACAGCAGAAGATTATTCAGGCGATGGGGCGTATTGGGCGTAATAAGGTGCAACAGGAGTATACGATTCGATTCCGTGATGATGAGATTATGATGCGGTTGTTTATGCCGGTGATACATAATTTAGAGGCGATTAATATGTCGAAGTTATTTAGGGGCTCCGCCCCCTAAGACCCCCGTTGGGGGCTGCCGCCCCCTAAGACCCCCGCTTCAGGTAATGTTGTGTGTGTTATTTTATACGTAAATTATTATAAAACAAATGAGGAGGGGGTAAGGGGGAACATTGGGTTCCCCTCTTCAAGGATTCTAACACCATATTTTTTATAAAGAGGAGGGGGTAAGGGGGGACATTGGGTCCCCCCTTGGAAACATTGGGTTCCCCCTATCCTAATATGAATTTCGAATCCAAATCGATTAATCTGCCAGACGACAATTTCGGAATTTGTGTAAACTCGGATTGTGCTAAACTATTTTTCATATTAGTAATCAATTGGCGCCAAGTTATGTTCGGCTTTATGCTATTCAACAACGACCATGTCATCGCACCTTGAAACTTACTATTAATAATTGCGTCCGCGCTGGTCTGGTCATCTCTGCATCCACTAATCATTATCACATTTCCAACAGTATCAGCGCTTTTAGGGGTTTCAATATAATCCATATAATTATACTTCAAGTCCATCATCGTCCCACTATGGCAACTATCGAAGATTGCAAATAAAGTTACATTCGGTTTCAAATACGCTTTAATATACGCATTAATTTCATCATCCTTTATGATATTATTATCTAATGTGCAAATGCACTCATCTTTACCGTCAATCTCGTCTCCATTTCGGTCTACGGTTTGAGAACCATGTCCACTAAACGATAATATCAAGGTATCACCTGCTATCGAAGTTTCAAGTAATTTTCTTAATTCGCTTAATATATTGTTTCTGGTAGGTTTCATATCAGTTGTATCCGTTAATTTGACAATTGATTGAAATCCAGTTAATATATTTGACAGGTTATCGATGTCATTTATACAACCACGTAATTCGTTTATTGTTCCAGTATAATTTATTCCAATGAGAAGAGCTTTTTTCGATGCACTAATTGTTGTAGGGATAGTAATTTTTGCAATTTCATCGTTGATTTGTTTCATTATACGTTGATGTTCAACTGCATATAATGACTTTATACGTGTAATTTCGGCTTGTTTGTTTAATGTAAAACGTGAATTTAATACATTCGAAATTAATGTATTATATTTATTAATTAAATTGGTAATTACACTGACGTATTTTGCCCTTATTTCAGAGGAACGAGTTGCTTTGTATTTTTCAATATCCATTATATACTAATGGTGATATAAAAGTTTCTAATACATCTCTATAACTGAGGAGGGCGTAATGTCAGGCGTAGGTAAGATTATAAACTCTTTTTGTATGCGCCGCCAATAAATACTAAACAAATCCTCCAACAATTGGAAACATTGGGTTACCCACACCATCGGCAAGGAGGGGGTAATGTCAGGCGTAGGTAAGATTATAAACTCTTTTTATATGCACCGCCAATAAATATTACACAAATCCTCCAATAATTGGAAACATTGGGTTACCCACACCATCGGCAAGGAGGGGGTAAGGGGGGTCCCCCTCTTCCACTATCGGTAACAAAACTGCTATTCCCGCCGCAGTAAGTGTATGGAAAATACTCGTTCCCCAATATTGGCCGAAATAGATAGTTAAAATTTTGCACATAAACCCAACCGACAGGAGAACCGCACCAACAAGAAACATCTTATTACCCAAATAATACGAACTCAGTGTGAACATGTTCAATATCATAATGGTTCCTGTAATTGGGACCAGATTTACACGATAATAATCGAGAAAGTCTCTGCTACAATTCAATGTAAACGCACAAACTATATAGATAACAAATACTGCATCCACTAGATAAATCATACGCCACTTGTATGTCGCTTTGGGTAGTAACGATAATGATACGATAATGATTACCCAGAAGATGCATGTGACGTCGATGAAATTTATGATTGGGCTAGAATCCGCCCATAATCCGAAACTCACAATAGACAATGTCAATAAAGGTCCTTTAATCGACAAGGGCGCATTCGGTAATGCATAACATACAGAACTCCATGAATTTAAAGGATTATCTACATACCATATACCACTCGGCGAAATCAGGCAGGCGCCAATTATACATATTATAAACGATACAGCAGCCTGTATCTTGTTTTTGTGTTGAGTTAGCATATACATATTAGGAAAATTGATTTTATCTGAATTTATATTATAATATATTAAAAAACTACGAAACAAAATCATGCAAAGGAAACACGAAGTGGCGATTGACATTCAGTCATACTCTGAGGACAAGGACAAGGACAAAGAAACGGAAAAAAACGATAACAAAAATGTTCCAAACTATAGTCGATTTATTTGCGCCGTTTCCGCGCTCACTCTTCTTGCATTTGCCGCAGCGCAAATCTACTGTATCGACGCTTCCATAAAGTAATAGTGTGCCAATGCCGCTCCCACATGCCAATAACTATGTAAATAATATGTAAAATCACCCGAGTCCGATGGACATTGTCCCGTCGCATGTAAATATCGTTCATACCCCCAACAAGAAAACGCCGTCGCCATATATGCCCAGCTTATCACGAGGTAACTTTTTCGCATCCCCATTTTTTTTGGTTGCACGATTACCATCCCAAGCGGTAACAGTATTTGGCATGTAAAAATGGCAGTAAATATGGCATATAGTTTGTATCGGATATAAAGTATCCATGCCATCGACAAAACTGCTAAATAGGTGCGATTATGCGATCGGGCTATAACTGTGTAATACTGATACGCCAATAAGGACATCGGTAGCTCGTCAAGTATTTCGCCCAAGTAGGAACCGGTAATATGGAAATAGAAACTACCACAACCGATGGCTGCGATTAGTAGATTCCGCTTTGGTGAAGCAAAATATACGAGAATAAACGCGAGATTGCTAATACTATTGTATGGTTCGTATGGATGAAATTCGCGCTCACACCATTGGACAAGACTCATTTGATTACTAAATATTGTAAAGGCTTATTTATTACGTTTTACAATATTCTATTTGCGCTGATTTTTGCGAGTCCTGTAAAATTTGTGGACCTTGCCCATAGCATAGGAGCAGGTGCGCTTAAACACACGCTTCGTTCTTCGCTTGCAGGGTGTCTTACCACGCATTAAGAACGCGGTTATAATATTTTCACACGCTTCGTATGGGATTGTCCATATTTGTATTTTTTTCGAGATTTCTTCGCTAAAACGAGCGCCTTACCATTCTTACATCCCTCCTCAATTATATTATAATCGACAGCCGCGGATTTACCTGATGTAATTGAACTAGCCAAACGAGCATATCCCCAGGACTGGGCAGACTGATTGGGACGAGAACCGGAAGAGAAGTAGGCGCCCTCACCCTTCGCAACGATTTTCTCTAGCGCATCCACCGAGCATCCGGTGGCGCGCGCTAACTCGGGACCAGGAACAATCGCATCGACGTTGTATATCCTGCGAGCGCGCTTGATGTGCTTCGATTCCTTGCTATGATACGACGGAACTTTAGCTCGGGTATAATATTTGCCGGTCTTGTATAATTTTCTGGATTTATTCAACATCTTAAGTTGGGATGCACGGTCCTTTTTGGTCAATCGGAACGGAAGATACCGAATGGGCACCTTTTCCATTTGTATATAGAGTATGCCTACAATGTAATCTAGAAATAATCACAAAAACCATATCCGTTAATTTTATAATCGTCTAAACTATAGTTTATACCGACACCAAACAACAAGTCGTTAAATAAGCCATCGTCGTTACATAAAGTACATCCAAAGCTCTCCATTAAAAATGAATTTGCACGATCTAAGCCAATAATTGGTAAATAAATACCAAAGCTGTTATTATAGTATTTTTGGTGCAATGCAATATGTGGGCATGAATCTGGGTCTTCTAACATTGGATGTATTTTTAATAAGTCGTTTATTATTTTATTTATTTGTTCATAAGGAATGTGCAATTTTTCGTCTAAGAACGTCCGTAATTCTCTAGAATAAAACCCTTCATAAATGCTTTCGTCATTTATTTCGTGTGTATTCAAATTGTAAGTAAATACTTTAAACTTATCGGTATATAAATGTATATAATTATTAAACATACGTCCATTATCATCAATATCGTATGAAGAAACACAAATTTTATATTGGATAAGCAATTTTAATAATTGCTCTTTTACGGCAGTTATGTCTACATTTGTGTTGATAATCTTGAGAATGGTCATAGTATCATCTAAAAATGTTGAGTCGATTGAGGTTTTTTCTGTATTTATATATATGTATATTTCAGCCGCAATTTTATCATCCCTTTTCTTTGCTGCATAAACAATCGGACGTTCTACATTATCCCTTATATATGTAAATACATTACTAATATTCGACGTTTTAAATATGGTTTTTATTATATTTTCAGTGGAATCAAACTTGTTATAATAATAACTTACGTTTTGAACTTTATATAAATTCCAAGAATTACGTATTATATTTGTTTGTTTGTCGCGCATATTATATATTTTTATTTTTATCTACGTCATTTAACGTAGATAAAAACTTTGTTTTCAAGAACCGTAGGTTTACCTACCAGTGGACCCGAATCCGCCTGACCCACGCTGTGTCTGGTCGTCCAGCTCTTTCACCACAGAAACCACAATGGGAACCAGACCCGGCGCACAGATTTGCACGAGGCGGTCGCCAGCTTGGACCGCATAGTCAGTCTGTGCATCGAACGCACCAATCAGATTTCCCCTATATCCGGAATCGATGATGCCCACGGAATTCGCTAGACGGAGCTTGGTCTTCGAGAGGCTCGACCTGGGATACATATAGAATCCAGTCTCGTAAAACTTCCCGGTATCCGTTACCATCTGCGCCTTGCACTTGACACCGAAATCGATTTTGGTGACTTGCTCTGCGAAACAGAGGGTGTGCAAAGGTGTGGAAATATCGAACCCGGCGTTCTCA